AATAAAATTATTTTTTTTAATTTTATAAAAATAGGTTATATCTGCATGAGAGGGTTATACATCAACCAGACCTCCCCTATCTCTTGGCCCGTGGGGATTATCCCCCTATAGGGTTTAAATTAATCCATTTTCTTTTATTAACCATCAAACAATCAATTTATCATGGAAAGGACACTTAAATTCCTCAAAACCTACACTATCGAGCAGTTCAAAGCTCTTACCAAAGTAGATAGGCTCGATGTTAAGAAGAATCCGAAGAATGGAAATCTCTTCTTCACGTTTGGTGCTGACACAGGTGCTGTCGCATCGGCCGGGATACCTAAGCATCCTATGGTATCCTATGTAGAAGGAGAAAAAACCGAGAGAAATCCTACAGGTCTTTTCTATCTTCTTCATGAAGAGGGTAATGGTGCTCCTACAATTGCATCTTTCTAATCTCAATAAGGAGAGTCTTTATGACTCTCCTTATTTATTCTTTATTGTTTCTTTTAGGGCTAATACATAATATTTCTTATTCAACCTTCCTAACCTTCAAAACTCTTTAAACTATTTAACCTTTTAACCTATTCAAATAGGTCAGAAAGAGGATTGAAATAGATAACTATTCCTTTAATAAATAAGGATATCTGCTGCTAATTATCTATTTACTTTCCTCTTCCTGACCATTAATAAATAAGTCTAATATTATGTATTTGCCCTAATTAAAATGAGAATTGATTAATATTTGCTCTGATTAATATTAGCTATAAATTAATACTTTAAGTATAATATAATGTTTACAGGTTAATAATACCACCTGTAGTTAGTTTTAAAGGTATTATCTATTATTTAATACAAAAAGATGAGATAACTAAATAATAGTATTGGTCTCATTGTAAATACTACTTACATCCAAGATACTATGTATAATTCTAGACAATTTGTATAGTATTTTTCCTCTATCAAAATAGAGTGGTTTGTAGTATAAACCACTTTATACTAATCTTATTATATATAACTGGATATACTGTCTTCAATTTTAACTCATTTCTCTAAAAAGACAGACAAAACAGAAAATGAAACGTAAATATCATAGAGAAAATTGCAAAAACTGTATAAGAATGACTCTCATAGACCAACTTGGAAGGAAAATTATCCTCTCAGGTATACATGCATTTGAATGGGAAGTCTCTATTTTGCACAATAATAATTTAACAACAGTTAAATTTGCAAACAGAATTGAAGCAACTAAGGAATTCAACAAATATAAGATAAAGAAAAGATGAAAAATTTAGCATCTTTGGTAGGAGTAATCATTACCACACCATTCATTGCTTTAGAAGCAGTGATAAAGATCATATTACTATGCCTGTATTTTCTGATAGTCTTGATCTTAGCTATCATATATCCTCTAATCAAAGTATGCTCTTTTGATTGGCTTAAAAAGTGGTGGATATATGTCACCAAATGGAAGAATGGGTTTTACACAGCCAAAATAATAGGTTTGTGGTTATAACTGTACAACCTATCAATATATGACACTTAAAGAAGAAGAATAAGATGGAAATAAAAATTCAAATACCGGATAATTGTGAGCTCGTCAAGGATGAGAATACATATATTGTAAAGGAGAAGAAACCAGGTCCTCCAAGAAGTTGGGATGAATTCTGTGAGAAATTTCCTGTACAAATTGGAGAAGCATTTCTTGCACTTATGCAACTTAGACAACTTAGAAAAGCATGGGTGGGAAGCTGGGAACAGCCTGATCATAATACTATAATATCCGCTATAACTTATTATATCAGTGATGGGAGAGTTATAATAATGACTGGCAATTTCTGGAATAGTCAGGCACTCTCATTTCCTACTAGAAAAATGGCAATGGATTTCTTTGAGTGCTTCAGAGGTTTATGTGAAACTGCTAAAACACTATTATGAGTTTATGAATAAAGATAATAATTCTGATCATAAAGAAGACCATAAGGATAATAATTCCTGTTTTGATGAAGAAACCATAGAAGTAGTTTTACAACTGCAGGAACCTCTGCCCTTTAAGACTACAGATTTCATTCCAGAGCCATTTATACCTACTCTATAGCCTGGAAATATAATATAGAAAGGGCTCCTTAGTTCAAAGGATAGAACAAAGGTCTTCTAAACCTTAAATTCCAGTTCGAGTCTGGAAGGAGTCACTAAATTAATAGCACTAAAATGAAATTACCGGAATTCAAGGAAAAGATGCATGACTTAGGATATGTGTCGAAAATAATTGATATAAACCCTGACTATGATTTAGTTTTTGTAAAAGTAATAGAAGAGGGTGAAGGTTATAAAATCTTCCATTATGTAACAATAGATGATGGTATAATGTCAGGCCCTGATGATCATATCGGAGGCTTTGTTCTAGAGTTAATAAAGAGATATGAAAATGGTCAGGAGAGAGAACCTGAAAGCTGGTATGTCAACATAGATAGGTTTATCCGAGAGCCTGATATTATTGAGAAGCATCAAAAACGCAGAAACTTTGAATAATAAATAATTAAGTGAGGAGAATTGGCAGAATGGTTCAATGCACTTGTCTTGAAAACAAGCATACCTTAATTGGTATTGAAGGTTCGAGTCCTTCATTCTCCGCAATTAATCTAATATTATAATCATGAAAAATCTTATCAACCAGCTTCCTGACTGTATTGAAGATGAGTATAATCAATCTCTTAAGAGAAAGAAGCCTAGCAGACCAAGTTTTACAGAGGATGAAAAGCTCTTATATTCCAAGAAGAAAAGAGATAGAATCAATAAGAGGATGAAACATGAGAAGAATATCGTTTGATACATATGATAATTATGAAACCTCTTATAGTCCGGAATTATTGATTACTACTTTCACTGGTATAAAGTCACTAAAGCGCCAAAAGTTAATACTAGAAGAGGAATTAACTCCATGTACTATCTTATCAGGTAGATATATATTAGACAAGGAAGGTTATAAGGAAGAGACAGTATATTTTGTCAATGGAAATCCCAATTGTATGGTAGGTACTTCAGGACAAATGATCATAGGAATAAATCCTAATTATCTTAAGGAACTGCATATCTGTGGTACAATAGAGTTAAAAAGATTTGCTGAAATAAGGCATAAATATAATGTATTCCTCTCTACCAAATATCCTTATATTGAAAGCTTGAAATAATCCTGTTAAAGAATTATGATTATGACTTTTGTGGAAGAACTTAGTAAATATATATATGATAATAAAAGATATATCTCTGATATAGAATATATAGAAATGACTGTAAGATGCCCTGCAGGAGATAATGATAATGCAAAAAGATTCACAGGTAGAGGAGACTTGGAGGCTTTAGAAGAGTTCATAGTAGAAAATCCTCCGGAAAAAGGAGATGCATATTTTGTAGCAAGCCTCAACAATGAGGAGTACATAGAGTGCTGGATTGATGAGAATGGGAAAGACTGGAATTATTATGAATTATGATAAATGCTAAGGAAGAATTATTAGAGACACTTCAAGAAATTGGAAAATCTATTGAAGATATTGAATTTGCAGGGGTATATTATGATTGTTCAAATTATGATATAGGGGAGTCTGGTGAAAGAGCATCCCGGCTGCACATTAGGACAGACGTTAGTTGATAGTGCAAACTGGCCCAATCTCCTTACTTAATTTCAAAAATTATGATAGTACAAGACTTAATTAACTTCCTAAGTAATTTCAACACTGAGGATGTAGTAATAGAAGGTAATAATGGTGTACTGCAAGATATAGATAGTATCTCCTATAAGATAAATGAGGATAATAGGATATGCACTATTGTTCTAGTACCTGAGAAAGACTAAATGAATGCCAGCATGGTGGAATGGTAGACACGGAGGACTTAAAATCCTCTAGTCATTGAGACTGTGTGGGTTCGAGTCCCACTGCTGGTACTATAAATGCAAAAGAAATAAGTTAAAAATGAAGAATAAACTAATTCATTATAAAGATATCCCATCGTGAGGCCAACTACGATGTAAAATATAGGCGGCTGACTTTGGCAGTTCAAACCAGTAATTGCTGGAGAGGTTTCTCTATTTGACTCCGGAAACAAATATCAGTGGGTGCTATTAAGGCTGGATACCTTAATATTCTTTATCCCTACTAATTAGATTGCTTATTATCAAGTACTGGATAATATAGACTGGTGCAATTCCAGTGTAGGGAACAAGCATTATTCATAAAAAAAAATTATGTGTACTATAGCTTATATGAGAAGTAGACCTACAGGTAGTAGGATAATAACAGGAATAGATAAAGAATTAATTGTATCTGATCAGATAATTATAGCTGGTGTAATTACTCCATGTAGAATAGAAGAAGGTGGATGCGAGGATATGATGTATACATAACTTACACTTTTATATTAAACCCATAATAGTCATGGGGGTGAAGCCTTGTTAGGCGTGGACAAGGTGAATCTTAATTACAATAAGTTTATATCTGTGTAAGATGAATCGTTTGGAGGTTAACAAGTTTTTAGTCGTAAGCTCCCATTATTATCTATTCAGTAATGTAAAAAGAATATAGAATAGACTTTGTCAGAGATACAAAGGGAAAAAATCTCCAAGTTTATAGGAATAGTCATCCTATAAATGATTGCTAATATACCAGCAAGCCCTATAGAAAGCATAAAATAGGGAGGGTATAAGGACTTGAGCTAAGGCCAAAAACTTATATAACATGATTGATATTTTTCTCGAATTTAGGAGTGTTATATATGCAGGGGTACAGCAAGAAGCTTCTTGATTGAAACTGCTTTACTTACAGATTCTATGGTCTGTGTTCAAGAAGAATAATTAGAGAAATGCCATATAATTTAGTATTGTTTTGGAATGCTGTAACCAAGGGCATGGTAACATAGTACAGCATTATTTTTTTTAATAAATAGTTTTATAATTTAACATCATAGAAAGACTTTTCTTATTACCATATTTTAAGATTAGATGAACAACACAGTAAAAGTCTCCCTGACTATTCAATTAGAGGGGAGCACTCTTATACGTAAGAGTGAGCCTGAAGTAATCGGCTTTCAGATGAGAAAAAAAAGTAAAAGTGGGAATCAATATGTAAAGGGGGAGGCCATACATTATCCTCTCTGCACTAAACCTGCTATGAAACATATCAATCTCTCTCTAGAGGCATACAAGTATATGACCTCCGGAGAAACTCCCTATTGGTCAAATTCTAAGAAGTGGGGAGGACTTACTTCTAAGCAGCGCTTAGAAGCTCATCTACAAAGAATATGTGAAAGCTACAATGGGAAAAGCTTTTCCTATACGATTTTTCAGGACTAAATACTAAACTAATCTAGAATCCGGGGTAAGAACTAATAAGTTCTTACCCTTTTTTTTACTAATATTGTAATATGAATCTTAAATATTATTCAGAGCCCATTAGCTGTATATACCCCACTTCATTCTTTTTTACTTGTAATCAGAAATACATTAGAAACGTAGCAAAGCTTATAATAGAGACTATCCCACTTGAATATAAAAGGCTCGTATTAGCCGGAAGGGGAACATCAGGATGCATATTATGTGGAGCAGTAGGAGAACTTTTGGCTCAGAAGGGAATATGTTCAAGCATTTTTATATCAAGAAAATCAGAGAGTCATCATGATACATCAGATATGCCCTCATTATTTCTAAGTTGTCCAATAGTAGTCATTGATGATTTTATAGAGACAGGTCAAACTGTCAAAGCTATATTAGAAGATCTAAAATCTTTATGTGCATGTATAGAACATGTAGATATGTTATGTGTGTCGAATTGTGGCTATAGATTAGAAGGACTAACTCATTTACAGCCAATCTTAGAGAAATTTAATTATATAGGATGTAATAAATGATTATAGATACTATATCAGAGACTATTATGACTAAAGAAGAATTACAGACTCTTCCTATACAACTCATAGAGCAACACCCCAGGATCATACTACAATGGGCTACAGGAACAGGTAAATCAAAAGCTGCTATTGATATAGCAAATTATTTAATAGAAAGGAATGGCCATTTGAAAGTTCTGTTAGTTGTAGCTGAAATAAATCATAAGTCAAACTGGGAAAGAGAGTTCAAGAAATGGAAGTTAAAAGAATGTGACATCACGATGGAGTGCTATGCTTCATTAAGAAAATATAAAAACAGCAATTGGGATCTAATTATCTTTGATGAAGGTCATCACTTAGGCTCTGATTTAAGAATGAATTTACTTACAGAGATTTTCTCAAGGTACATAATAGTCTTATCAGCTACTCTTCCAGACCAGGTTATATACTCTCTTAACCAGATATTTGGAGATTTTAAAATATCAAAGATTACTTTAGGAGAAGCTATAAAAGGAGGTCTCTTGCCAAAGCCCAGGATATATTTAATTCCACTCATCTTAGATAATACACATCAAGAGTACTCAGTTACAGAAGAGTGGGGAAACAAAGGAAAAAAGACTATACGAAAGTGCAGTTTTTATGAGAGATGGAAGTTTTTAAAACATAAGGAACAATATCCTGATACCTCTTTAGTAATATCCTGCACAGCAAAGCAAAAATATGACTATCTGACAAATAAGTGTGAATATTGGAAGAGCAGGTATCTTACTTCTAGAGTAGAATTTATGAAAACAAAGTGGCTACAATGTGGTTTGCAGAGAAAGAGATTTCTCGGAGACCTTAAAACTATAGTGGCCTCGAATCTTCTTAATAGAATCAAAGATAAAAGATTAATATGTTTCTGCTCTAGTATTGATCAAGCAAGGATATTAGGAGGGAGAAATGCTGTTCATTCAGAGGAAAATAAATCTTTACAAATAATTGAGAAATTTAATAGAAAAGAGATTAGCAGCTTATTTGCTGTGGGTTTATTACAGGAAGGGCAGAATTTAGTAGATATTCAAGTGGGAGTTATTATTCAGCTTGATGGAAAAGAGAGAGCTTTCATACAGAAATTTGGTAGAAGTTTAAGAGCTGAAGATCCTATACAGTTCATCTTGTATTATAAGAACACAAGAGATGAAGAGTATCTTAAGAAGGCTCTCGATGGGATTGATGAAACTTATATAATAAAAGTAGAAAGATTAGAGGATTTAGAAATATGACAATAAGACTTAATAAGGAGTCTGCTGCTAAGCATGGTATAACCCTAGATGAAGCCTTATATATGATAATAATTCATAATAAAATTAATCTAGAGCTAACTAAAGAAAGCTTGATACAAAAAGGACTATTGACAGCAGACAGGAATGAGACATTTCAACAGATTGGATGGAGATTAACAAATAGAGGTACTGAAGTATTGGATTCCACTATTATTGACTCTGATGAACCAAAGAATTCTGGAGATGATTTCCTACTTGAGATAGCCACTAAATTAAAGGAAATCTTCCCTAAAGGTAAAAAGGAAGGAACTAATTATTATTGGGCTGAAGGAACAGCTCTGATAGTAAGAAGATTAAAGTTGTTCCTGAAGAAATATGAAGAATATATAAGAAATGAATTCAAGGAGGAGTTTTCTAAACTTAACAAAGAAGAATTTAATAAGTTTTTGGGAAATAAAATACTCCATGCTGCCTCTAAATACGTAGATAGCTTTAATGGGAGTTATAGATATATGAAGCTCTTGAAGTATTTTATATTAAAAGAAAAGATAGGAGTTGCTGGAGAAGTAGAAGGGGAATCTGAATTAATGAACTATATTGAGAATTATGGTCAGGAAGAGAATTTGAGAGATGACTGGACATCCACATTACTATGAAATTTGACGAAATAATAAGAGACTTAAAAAATAGAAGGGAAAGAGTAATCAAAGGAGAGTGGAATTGTCTTCCCTTGCCCTTTCCAAGATATAGGAATATCCTACCAGGTACTGAACAGGGGAAATACATCATTCTCTCAGCCAATCAAAAAGTTGGGAAGAGTAAACTATGTGATTATTTATGGGTCTATGAGCTCATATTTTTCATGGTAGAACATCCTGAATTCAAGGCTAAGGTATTATATTTTACCTTAGAAATGTCTCCTAAAGAGAAATATAATGAATTTCTCTGTCATTTATTAGCAAGACTTGATGGAATCTACATGACAAATACTAATTTAAAGAGTACTGACAAGGATAAACCTGTAGATATTCACATATTTGAGCTTCTTGAAAGTGAAAGGTACAAGACCTATATTAGAAAGTTTGAAGAGGTTGTAGAGTATATAGATAGCATCAAAAATCCTACCGGAGTAAACAAATATTGTAGAGATTTTGCTGAATCGAATGGGCATTATAACTATACTACATATGAAAAGGCCAATGAAATAACAGGAAAGTTAGAGGAGAGGCAAATGTTGGATCCTATTAATCCATTTACTTGGAATGATCCAAATATGTATGTATTTGTACTCATAGACAATGCCTCAAACCTCTCTACTGAAAAGGGTATGGATATTTGGGGAACCATTAATAAGATGTCCAAATATGCTATAACTCTCAAGTCTCAGCTAAATATGATAGTTGTGCTTATACAACACCAGGCTTTACGTTTGCATAATTCAAATAATTTTAGTACCTTTGTACTCTATAAATTATATATTTATGAGTACAGAAGGACAAATCAAGGAAATTTTAAAGGAACACCCCACAATGTCATACAATGATATTGCAAGAAAGATAGGGTATTCCAAAGGAACCGTACAGTACTATTTCAGGAAACTGAGCATAAAAAGGGATAGGATTGCCCAGCAGAAAATCAATAATACTGACAGGAACCATCCTATAGAAATCTCACAGAGAGCCAAGGAAATACTTACAGGGACATTGCTGGGAGATTCTTCAGTCACTAAATACAGGAGGGACTGTGAGCCGGTCAAGGTCCTCAACAGTTCTGTAACTTGCGGACATTCCTATAGACAGAAAGACTATGTGTTATATCTTAAGGAACTCTTTGAAAAGGAAGGGATGAAGGTACACTATACGGAAAGTCTTGCTGAGACCGAAAGTATCATAGAAGGAAGAGTCTGCATATGTCATGGGAGAGTGGATTTGAAGACTACCAGAAGCATAACATTCAACAGTTGGAGGGATGCCTGGTATCCTGAAGGAAAGAAGGTCGTGCCCAAAGGCATTGACAGGTATCTTACTCCTATAAGTATTGCCGTGTGGTTTATGGATGACGGTACCAGGAATAACTGTTCCTATTATTTACATACTGAAGGATTTTCCATGGAGGACGTGAAATATTTACAGGGATTGTTGCTAGAAAAGTACAATATATTGACATCAATCCATATGTTTCATGAAAAACCCGTCATTTATGTAAGGGCAGGAAGCAGAGAGATATTTACATCTCTTGTAAGCCCCTACATATGTAAATCTATGAGATACAAATTATTTGAATGAATCAGTTGGGTCTGGATAAATGGGAAGAATTGCTGGAAGCCTAAGTGGATACATAAGGTAATCAGCAGCCGAGCTTATGCTTTAAAAGGCATTTGAAGGTTCAGAGACTAACTCCTGAAACTTCTGCAAAGAAGAATATAATGGAGACACGAGAATCCCACACTCAATGGAGTGAAGATATAGTCCGATACTCCTTAGAAATGAGGAGAGTACAGAATAAAGAGTCTGTATGTAACGAAATGCAAGATAAAGAAGGTAACGAATCATTCAAATTAGGAAGAATAAAACCATCATCTGATGGTCTCGCGGATTGTAAAGTGACATCGAGAGATTTTTTAGCACATAATAAGACTTGCATATATAAAATAAATTCTAACCATAGTATATATCTCCTCAAAAGAGATTTTGAGCATTTCAAAAAATTGGTTTTACCTTATATGAGGCAAGAATTATTATACAAATTGTCTCTTAATCATGTGAATCTGGGAAAGTCTGGAGACAGATAACCCTTATCCAAGCACAATAGAAATATTGTGAAGGAACAGAGACTACCACATACCTTCTTACCGGGTGGTGCTGAAGAAGATGAAGTGGCAAGAGTGCATGACATATTCCTACGTATACCAATACTAAGTGGAATATGAAGAGATAGTCCGACCTGCAGATATAATGAAATGAAACTGCAGATTTAGCAGATAAAGAGCTGCTAAGATAACAATGTGGCAGATATAGTAATAGGCCTTTATAGCCCATTTAAATATGGATTGGCTGTATATGAAGGCTATGATGTTAAGAGATTCAAGAACTATATAAGATTTATGGAAGTAATAGAAGATAGGCATTATGGGGCAACAGGAAATATATGTCCCTTATTCTTTAATGGTGCTTCTTCCATTTTCTATGAGCTTCCTAAACCTGATAATACCAGGGAACTATCAAAAGTTTATGACTATATAAATTCTTTGGAATCCAGAAGGACCAGTAAATCTTTCTTTAGTTTCATGTCAAAACCATCAGAATCAAAATATAAATTAAATAAATTAAGAAAGGAGATTAATCTTGGCAAACGTAATTTTAATATTAGGAAAATCAGGCACAGGTAAGTCCACCTCAATTAAAGGGCTTAACCCAAAAGAAACAGTAATCTTTAATGTGCTTAAGAAGAGGCTTCCTTTTAAGGGAAGCCAAAGCCTCTATAATGAAGACAATAAGAATCTCTTCAATATAGATGACTATACTACTATAGTAAATTACATGGAGAGTATTAGTAAGAATGCTTCTTATGTTAAGAATATAGTAGTTGAAGATATAACATATATAATGAGAAAAGAGTATTTTAAGACTGCTAAAATCAGTTCTTATAATAAATTTGTAGATATAGCTTCCCATTTTCAGTCTATTATACAGACAGCTGAGAACTTAAGGTCTGATATTAACGTATTTTTAATTATGCATTGTGAGGAGGTAGTATCAGACAATGTAATAATCTCTTATAAGCCCTCTACGATAGGTAAGATGATAGATAATTCTTACAACCCTATGGAAGTGGTACCAATGGTGCTTTTCTCTTCTGTTAAATATGACGATAATAAGAGGCCTATTTATGGATTCTATACCCATAGATGCATGGAAGGAAACATTGAAATACCGGCTAAATCTCCAGCAGACATGTTCAAAGAGGACTTCATCCCTAATGACTTGAACTTAGTCTTAGATGCCATGCGGGAATATTATGGATAGAAAGAGGTTATTAAAGTTTTTATCCAAAGAGCCCAACCTTGAAGATTCTTTAAATATAATTGAAGAATACTGTATAGAATGGGGTAAGAAGAAAGAAGACATAGAAAGACTTAAAGATGCATTAAGGTGCTCACCAATGCTTGTATATAAATATACATTAGAAGCATTAAATCATTTCGAGAAGAAATATTTCATTACAAGAGTATATAATGTATCTGATAGAGGAATAGAGTTATTGAAAATATTTTAATCTAAACTAAAAATTATGACAAAAGAATTAACAGTTCGCCAGATGGCATCTATCAAAAGAGTAGCACAGAATGTAAACCCATTGGTAACTAAGAAGGGTAAGATTGAATCTAAACTTGATGAACTCAGAGAGGAATATGAGAGTGTCTGCAACGAAATTAATGGTCATGAGATGGGGGTTATATCTTTGACTGGCGGATTCACTAGTGGATACCTGGTGGAAAAGAGGATTGAAGATACTGGAAAGATAGATAAGGAAGGAAAACCCATCAAAGTTACTAAATATGAGCCTAGAGCTAGTGCAGTAAGGTTCAATCAGGAAAAGAACGTTTATGAGGTCCTCATACCAGAACCTATAGAATCTAGTGAGATAATTGAGGATTATGAACAGGATAATGATTAGTAATATATAAAACACATTTAAAATTACATTTTAGAATGAATAAAATTAATTTCGCATTTATGGCTTTTGCCAATGGTAAAGAGTCTACGGAGGGAGCATCTATTAAAAGATATATAGGTGTTGCGCCTGTTTATGTACTGGCTGTAAATCCTACTAAAGCAGAACTTGAGCAGATTTATGATACAACACTTGAGAATGATCCTGAATATATCAGTGAGATTGAAGTTGGTCAGGAAGGAAACAGACATAAAGTACCTCAAGTAAGAATAGACTTTATTGTGCAGACCGACTCTAATAGATGCAATGGAATTGACATGAAAACTAAGATTTCATTCTTTTTGAGTAGGGAGGCTAGATTCAATAGGGATAATACTAAGATTCAGGTAATAAATAAATATGGAGAAACTACTTGGATTCCCAAGGAGAATCTTGCCACCAAGACTATTCCGGAAACTCTTAGTTGGTTTGAGCCTGCTGATTTTAGGCCTGCCTATATAGGAGAAGAAGATCTCACTGGCTTTATCAAAGCATATCTGAACATTCCTAATAAATCATATAAGGATAAGAGTGGGAGAATAATAGATATTAAAGATAAAACTGAAGCAGAGGCTAGATTAGATAATATAGAAGCCTATTTTAAAGGAGATTTTTCTGAATTAAGAGAGGCCATAGCCTTACAGCCTAAGAATAAGGTAAAAGTTCTCTTTGGAGTAAAAGCTACTGATGATAACAAGCAGTATCAGGCTGTATATACCCAGAAGTTCTTGAAGAATAATATCACCGATTATAGTGGGTTAGACGTGGATATGCAGACCAGAAAAGCTAATGGGGCATATCCCTCTACTGAATTTGAGGTATGTGACTTAAAGGAATATTCCGTAGAGTCAACTGACTTTACAAGTACTTCTACACAGGAAGATAAAGCTCCCTTTGAAGTGGACTCCTCTTCCCCCTGGTTCTTTAGTAACTAAATTAAAAATAACATAAATGCATGTCTGTCAGTTCTGGTAAAAGTTCTATAAGCTTAGAAGACATCTTAAGCAGAGTAACCGAAGCAGATATTCTTTTTTATTACCTAGGTGTAACTAGAGTCCCTTGTGTTATGAACTCTCCTCTAAGACAAGATAAAAGACCCTCATTCGGATTATATTCTATGGATGGTAAAAGAATATTCTATACAGACCTATCTACTAAGGATAGAGGAGGCCTTTTTGATTTACTAGGAAAAATGTGGAGTTGTGACTATATAGATGTTTTAAAAAGAATAGATGAGGATATACCTAAATTTACAATAGGAACTAATATAAAAGCAACTACTCCTTGTCATATTTCTGCTTCTGGAGGTTATAATAAGAATGTAGATCTTCAGTGTAAAATAAGGGAATGGAGAAAATATGATATTGAATATTGGGAATCTTATGGAATTAGTCTTCAGTGGCTCAAGTTTGCCGAGGTATATCCCGTATCTCATAAGATTATATTAAAAGACGGTCATAGATATGTATTCAGAGCTGATAAATATGCTTATGCTTATGTTGAACATAAAGAGGGGAAGGTTACCTTGAAGATATACCAACCCTATAGCAAAGATAAGAGATATAAGTGGTGTAATAGACACGACAGATCAGTGATAAGCCTGTGGACCAAAGTACCTGAGAGTGGGAATATCATTTGTATATGTTCTTCTCTTAAAGATGCTCTTTGCTTATGGGCTAATACTGGTATACCAGCTATAGCAGTTCAAGGAGAGGGGTACAATATAAGTAACACAGCCATTAATGAATTGAAGAGAAGATATAAAAAGATATGCATCTTATTTGATAATGATGATGCTGGAATTATTGATGGTGATAAATTGGCTAAGAGCACTGGATTTACTAATGTGGTGTTGCCCAAGTTCAGTGGTGGGAAAGATATTAGTGATCTAATGCTAGTCAAAGGTAAATCTGAGTTTCTTAAAGTAGTATTACCTCTCTTTAATTTTAAATAAATCTATAAAATAAAAATTCAAAACTTTAAATAATAATTAAAATGGAAGCAAGAAGAATCACAGTAATTTCTACTAAAACCCAAAGAAAACAGATCATTATGTCAGCAGCTACTACTCTGGAGGAGCTTAAGAGAGATCTGGAAGCAGCTGGTATAGATTATGGAGAAATGACTTTTTATGAGGGCCTCTCCAAAACTGAGTTAAAAGATAACAAGTCTCTCTTACCTCATGATATCTCCTACAAGGGGCAAGTGACAAATGAACTAGTATTCATGTTAACTAATCCTAATAAGAAGATAGCATCTGGTGTACTCTCTCCCAGGAGACAGAAACTGTACGAAGAGATCAAGAGATCTAATCTTGAATATAAATGTAAAGAAAAGTATAATAAGGTCTATACTCAATGTTCAGATAATGACCTCATTCACCTCATTGCAGAAAATTCTACTGAAAGCTGTGCATGTGAAGATACAAAGGTAGAAACTGCACCTGAAGCTGAATTTAAGGCCTTAAGAAGGGCATTCATTCATCTGGTTGCTATACTCCGAGATAATGATTATATTACTCTGACAGAAGAGGACGAATTACATGATGTCCTGTACAGAAGATCCTCCTGTGAACCTGATGAATTAGAGAACAGTCCCTATTCAAGATCAGAAATAGATAATATGTTCGATTTTTTAAAGTAATAAGGATTAAATAGGGGGATGAAGCTCATCCCCCTATTTTTTATGTCAAAGAATTTAAGATATATTTTAATTATGACTTGTGACCAACAAAGGGTTCTTGAGATATTAAATGACTTCTATGGGGAAGAACATGTAGATATGCAGGAAGGTCTAATTGCAAATACTACACTTATATATTTCCCAAAGGTGCGCATCTCAAACGAAAGAAATGAGTCCTTAATTATCTCTGAGCTTTATGTAAAATTTTCTATTTATACGGACGGCACTCTTGCGCAGCCTCCAGCTTTAGGTAGAGCAGAGTATACAAAAGCAGAACTCGCAAAGAATTACATGCATTCTCATGTAAGGTTTATTTCCACGGATGAGGACAATATGTTTGTGGTACCATGTCTAGGAAGAGGGCCTATTAGGGATACAGTATGTACATTGACCAGTTCCTCAGATTCTGATATCTGGATGTTATTCTGTGTTGAACTACAAAAGTTTGTTGAAACCGAATCTGTTAACGGAGTGCCATATCACTATCTTAGAGAGGTAGCTAATATAAGGCCAAGGGAACTCTCATATACCTCTCTGGGTACCCACCATACAATAGCACTGGAGATTGAGCCTTTCATCCCGTATTTAGTAAGACATATTAAATTACCTATTGTATATAGGGATAATTGTTTTCAACTTGGTATGCCCTTTAGGGATTACGTTCTTATGCTAAGTGACATATTTATACAATGGAGCAATTCTCGAAATGATTCTAATAGAGGTAATATTGATACCAATATGCTACTATATAATGTAATGTACATGAATAAGGGATTATATATAGAAGAGGATGAAAATATTAGTGTAGAAGATAATATTAGAGGGAAGCGGTTGTGCATATTTAAAGGAAGGCCGGTCCTAGTCAAAATCGTAGGCAGTCATCCTACTGATACAAATGTTGAATATGTAACTATTGTATCTCCTGACATAGCTTCTTATATTTTAAATAAAATACTTGCTACTATAAATTATCATGGTTGACATTAAGAAAGAACGCCTACCTTTAGTAGGCAGATCAAATATTTATGATTTATTTATTCCACAGACAATAGAATATAAAATAAGATATTTATGCTCAAGAATAAATGACAGAGAATGGTCTGGCTTATTATTTTATAAGCCATTTGGTAATTTTAAAGACAATTCTCTATATATTGAATGTGTTGATATATATCCAATGGATATTGGGAGCTATGCCTCTACAGAGTTTATGATGTCTCCAGATGTAATTGCCTATATGGCCGATAATCAGGAATTATTGGATTGCCAAATTGGATTGATTCATTCCCACCACCAAATGTCAACATTTTTCAGTAGTGTAGATATGGGCACCCTAAGGACAGAAGGAGAAGAAAGAAATCATTTTTTATCTCTGATTGTAAACAACGAGGGAATATATAACGCTGCAATTACTAGAAGAATAACACGAGCTAATGTAGTAAGGCATATATCGTACAATACATTCAATGATGAACTTATTACTTCGGAGGTCGAATCTGAAGATGAAGATCAAATAATAGAGTGGTTCCCTCTAAATGTGATAAAAGATGATGAAGAATATTTGCCAGGAGATTGGTTACATAGGATTAATGAACTAGAGAATAGTAAGTTTAATGATTCCTCTCCTAAATATAAAGAGCCTTTACTTATTAGTAATAATTCAGGTAGGCTCTCAACTAAATCTGCACCTGCATCCGATCAAATTCCCTATGAATCAGAACAGGAAGAAGAAATTATAGATGAGCTATTGCTACAGCTTATCACAGGATCTGTGATGCTACCCAACATCAACAAAGTTGATGTCACAGAATGGGCTGATAATATGGTGTATATTTATGATAGGAGATTTGGAAAAGGGTCTGGAGGATTCCAGAATTTCCAGATGTGGGCAGCTCCCTATGTTGAGTTTCTATGTAGTTACCCTCAAAGACAAGAATTAGAAGGAAGTGATATGGACATTGCCGATAAAATAGCTAGGGGTTTGACCTATAGATTGAATAAATTAAAGCCAAATAAGTATATAGAAGAGTATGTAAATATATTAAAAGATTTCATATATGAATGAGATATTGAATGAACAAGAGGAGGCATTATTAAATGCTACTATTGAAGAAATCTATCAGGAACATTTTTCCTCTCCAGCTATATCTAAAAATGAAGAGTCGGCACTCTTGGATACTTCTACCAGTAGATTTAGTTCTGCCCTGTGGTACCAAAGAGTTAAAGATCAGGATATCTTACTAGCCGGGCTTGGGGGAATAGGTAGTCATGTAGCTTTTCTATTATCCAGACTCCAACCTCATCGTATATTAATAATGGATCCCGACTATGTAGAGGAATCTAACCTGAGTGGACAACTGTATGGAGTACATAATATAGGCAATTCTAAGACTAGTTCTGTTGGTGAAGTCATGACAAGGTATAGTGATTTCCATGCTTATTCAACTATTCAAGAAGCCTTTACAGAAGAAACTTCCTATTCAAGTGATATAATGATTTGTGGATTTGATAATATGACGGCTAGGAGTGTCTTCTTTGAAAAATGGTTAGAGCATGTAGCAGAAAGGGGTATAGATAATAAAGAAAATTGTTTATTTATAGATGGTAGACTTGCAGCAGAGGAATTTCAAGTTTTTTGTATAAAAGGTAGTGATAACTATAGTATGCATAGATATTCTCATGATTATCTGTTTTCAGATGAAGAAGCTGAAGAGACCATATGTAGCTATAAACAAACTACCTTTACTGCTAGTATGATAGCTTCAGTTATTGTTAACTTATTTGTAAATTTTGTATCTAATCAAGTTGATCATGTATTGGATAGGGATTTGCCCTTTTGTACTTATTATGATGCAAAACGTATGTATTTCACCACTGAGCCATGACAAATAAATTAATTAATTCTCTTACTAGTATCTTTGATGATTCAAGCTCACTTCTTCCTAATAATCTTGAGAATGCCACTAAAATATTTGTGCACTCATTAGATCTAGGGAATAAAACCCTAATAGTACCTGTTGAGAGTATGTCTCAATTTATGCGTCAATTTGCAGGCACAGAAAGAGGAGAAGTACTAACTGCCATGTGTTATAGTGGCCATAATAAAACTGTTAAATCCCCTCAGCAGCTAATTAATATGATGGGAAATGAGTGTCAGAGAAGCAACCAACTCATTAGAATTAATCTAGATGAGAAATATTACTATTGTTCAGGACACACTATATTTGATGAGGAGGCTCCTATAATAGCTCCTGTCTACGAATTTAACAGATTAGATAGAGGAATTACCCCTATTTTATATATTGATTACCTAGTATTCACTGCTAAATCAAAATTAAATACATTTATTAGGAATACTATGATTCCTTTCTATGCTACTCACCTCTTCTATTATGGTATACATAGCGGTAATTGTAAAGTACGGATTGAGGTAAGAGATTTAAGGACTATGTACAGAATTCCTAAGATACCTAGAGGAAATGATATTTGGGATCTTTCCACTTATGCACGAAACATACTTATAAATGCCTTTCCTATAGATGAAGATTGATGATTACTTTGGAAGATGGATGAGAGTAATTGATAGAAATCAGCTTATACCTATATTAAATAGATTAAATGCAGAATATAAGAGAGCTCCTATCTGTCCTAGTCAAGAAAATGTATTCAAAGCATTCAAATTGTGCCCTTATGATAAACTAAAGGTTGTAATGCTAGGCCAAGATCCATTTCCTCAAAAAGGTGTTGCTACAGGAATATTATTTGGTAATAATAAAGAAGTTATAGAAGAAAACTTATCTCCTTCTTTACAAATAATAAAAGAAGCTGTTATAAACTTTGAAATTCCGCATAATCATATTACCTTTGACAACTCTTTAGAAATTTGGGCTAAGCAGGGAATTCTAATGATCAACTCAGCCCTGACTGTGGAGATGAATAGAATAGGATCTCACGTAATGCTATGGAGACCTTTCATAGCTAATCTCTTGAAGAGATTGTCTGACAATGAGACTGGCATAATATATGTCCTATTTGGCAGACAAGCTCAATCATTTAAACCGTATATTAACAAGAACTTCAATACTATTCTTGAAGAAAACCATCCTGCATATTATGCTAGGATTGGAACTAAAATGCCCTCGACACTGTTTAATAAAATTGATGAATTATTAATTGGTAAATATGGAGAAACAATAGAATGGTATCAAGAAATTTAATAATTCTATAAAATATTTAATATGATAACACTGATAAATACAGAGACTAATAGAGAAGTTAAAATAGGAGATGTTGTAGTGGCAAAGGATCCGCTTGCTGAACTGGATGATAGGAAACACTATCTTGTTTCCTATATCACTATAACAGAAGAAAATATTCCTGAACTTATATCTAAAGGAGTACTGAAGAAGATTCATAAGCTTGATGTATCTGGGATCTATGAAAAAATAGATAGAAAATTTTCAGAATATATGCCTAGTGACCATCTAGGAATATTTCTAACTTTACATTGCATTTACCCTGGAAGTGCTGCTGGCATTTTCCTTAAAGAGATAGCTGTAGAGCTGGACAAGAATTATGATGATCATATCAGTCAGAGTCCTAGAATATTTGCTATATCTGCTTTTAATGGAAATATCGTAGAGGTGAATAAAAGCCATATTAGGAGCTATAAGAATTTTGCAGCTTTTAGAACTATAGAAGATGCTCAGTATGCTAGGGATATCCTTGAATCATATTTCGGTAAAATATTCTAATGGATTCTGTTAATAAGAGGATATTAGGAGCAGCTCCAATAAGTTATAATAGTATAAAATTTAAGAGTAGGCTAGAGTGCTCTTGTTACAAAAAATTAGAGCACTCTGGCTTGGATTTCTTATATGAGGGAGAAAAAATAGTCCTATTAGAGGGCTTTAAACCAGAAAACGTTACTATATATGCTCCTAGAAGAAGAGCTGCGGGTAAATATGATAAAGATATTACTATAAGAGATAGAGCTATAGTTAATATAACCTATACCCCTGATTTCATAGTCACTAAGGGGATATATAAGATATACTTTGATGTTAAGGGAAAAGAAAATGATACTTATCCTATCAAGAAAAAGATGTTTCTTAAGTATCTTGAAGACAGGAATGATGGGATGAAATATATGTTCTTTGAACCTCATAGCGTTACACAAATGATACAGGCTATAAATATAATAAATCAATTATGAGTAAAGCATTATCTAGAGTTGCCTCTCTTATATCTTCTCTTCCTGAAAGGGATATTCCCCTAGGCCTTAACTTCTTAAGAGAAAGAGACTTTGATTCTTTAAAGGCATTAGTAGATTCAGCTCTTTACATGGTCAAGAAGAGCAGGAATGATGATAATCCAAGAGAAGAGTACTTAAAGGTTAATCTTACAGAATTACGTAAACTAAAGACCGAAGTAGATGTTTATGTGGCTCAGCTAGAACCTTTTGAGGATTATTATGATGAGAATTTTGTAGAGTTTGGAACAAATGAAGAGGAGTATTACTGATGAATAAAGTAACATCATTATATGATATATCATGGCAATGCTCTGAAGAAGAATACAGAGCTGATCCTGCTTATTCTTATTCTACTATAGCTAGATTTAATAGAGAGGGATTTGAAAACCTCAATAAGGTGTTCACTAGGATTGATTCTCCTTCTCTTACTTTTGGTAGCATGGTAGATACCCTTCTAACAGGAACTGAAGAAGAATTTGATAATAAGTTTGAGGTAGCTTTACTTCCTGATATAAGTGATAATCTTGCCCTAATAACCAAGATATTATTCGACCTTTGTCATGAGACCTATACAAATCTGGAATCTATTCCAGACAACATCATCTCTACTATTGCACAAGAAAATGGATATTATGCTAATCCTAAATATGCTCAATATAGAGTTAAGAAGATTAAGGAAGAATGCAATGATTATTATGATCTTCTTTTCTTATGTTCAAATAAAACTCTTGTAAGTGCTGAGGATTATCAAAGTGCTGGGAGATGTGTGGAAAGATTAAAAACTTGTGAGGCTACTAAATGGTATTTTGAATCTGACAATCCTTTTGAATCTATTCAGAGATTCTACCAATTAAAGTTTAAGGGGAGTTATGAGGATATTTCACTCAGATGTATGGCGGATCAAATAATCGTAAATCATAGTGATAAAACTATTATTCCCTGTGATCTAAAGACTACATCTTCACCTGAATGGGTATTCTATAAATCATTCTATAAATGGGGATATAAACAAAATAAATATATGAATCTTGTATCCCGGCAGAGTAATCTGCAATAATAAAAAACCCTGTTAATTCATGGAAACCCCTAATAGATAATGCTAAGGGCAATCATGAGCCAAGCCTTAGAGATAAGGAAGGTGCAGAGACTATCTTAATAAGAGTACAATCAAGTGATTGGAAAAGCAGGGCCCCAGAAATGGGTGAAGATATAGTCCAAACTATATGGAAACATATAGAAGTTCATAAGAGAACTGGCTAAGAGTAACGCACTTAGTTGAATAAAATTGTGGATTCAAGCTCAGCTGTACTGGTATATCATAAGACAGAATCTTGATAAAGACCCCTTATATAAGGATTATAAGTTATTAGATTATAGATTTATAGTAATAAATAGATATACTTTACAACCCCTTATCTGGATATATCCAGATACTCAAGCTATTACTGACTGCACTTATGGAGAAAACCATCAATATAAGTGTAGAAACTGGAGAAATATAGTTAAGGAGCTTAATTATTATTTAAATAGTAATTCAATACTTCCTATGGGGATTAGTACTATTAATGATATAAAGGAATGGTTAAATAAAGAATAAATATGATAGTAATTAAAAGGGATGGAACTAAGGAGGAATTTGATATTGATAAGATTCAAAGAGCTGTATATTTGGCTTTTAAATCTGTTAATAAGCAAATGCCTTATTATCTAGTAGGAATGATAGATTCTTTATTCTCTCAAGTAGATGGGGATACTATCGGTGTGGAGGAAATACAGGATAAAGTAGAAACTATTCTTATGAATGATAGATTCTTTGATGTTGCTAAATCCTATATCTTGTACAGGGATTCTCATAAGCAAGCTAGATTTATCAAAGATAGATTGGATTATATGGATGAATATAGTCGATCTACAGAAAATGCGGCTACTTCATCAGAGACAGATGCTAATGCCAATGTAACTATGAAGAATGTAGCCAATCTTGAAGGTGAAGTATTTAAAACTACTAATAGAATCATTCAGCGGCAGAGGATGAAGAGCAAATTGCATGAGTTGTTTCCTGAAGTAGCAGATAAGTATGAGGAGGATTTGAATTCTCATATTATCTATGCTCATGATGAAAGTCAGACTCCTGCTTTAAAACCTTACTGCATGGCCTGTACTCTCTACCCATTAATGATTAATGGTACCAGAGATATAGATGGAGTAACACCATCTGCTCCCAATGATATTCAGTCATTTAGTGGACAAGTGACTAATCTTATGTTCTTGCTTTCTTCTCAAGTAAGAGGAGCAGTAGCTATGGGTGATTATATAGTAGCTCTTAATTATTATGTAATCAAAGAGTTTGGCTCTGAATGGTATAGCTGTCTTGATTATAGTGCTACAACTCCTATATTTGAGAAGCAAAGAACTGTCAAAGATGTCATAAGAAAAGGGATGAAACAATTCATATATGGCATTAATCAGCCTGCCGGAAATAGAAGCTATAATTCTCCCTTTTCTAACTTGAATTTCTTTGATAAGTATTATTATAAGGCCCTCTTTGAAGACTTTTATTATCCTGATGGAACGAAACCTGAATGGAAAGCTATAGACACACTCCAAAGAATCTTTATGGAATTGTTAAGAGAGTTAAGATTAATAAAACCTCTTACATTTCCAGTGACTTCTGTATGTATGCTTCATGATGGTAATGACTGTTTGGATAAGGATTGTAAAGATTGGGTAGCTGAGGAATGGGCAAAAGGAAGTAGTTTCTTTCTTTATTTAAGTAATAATCCTAATAGCATCTCATCATGCTGTAGAGTTCAGAATGAAATTACTGAAAATACATTTAACTCAACTATAGGATTAACTGGAATTATGACAGGAAGTGTAAACGTCATTACACTTAACTTGAATAGAATAGTCCAAGACTGTTACAAGATTCATAAGGTCAGTCGAAATTATTCAGAGCTCAAGTCTTATCTTACAGATATATTAGAGAGAGTTTATAAGTATCAGATAGCCTATAAAACCTTGATATATGATATGGAGAGCAGAGGGATGTATTCTTCGTCTAATGCTGGATATATCTATATGAAGAAGCTCTATTGCACAATTGGTGTTATAGGATATTGTGAAGCAGCAGAATTCCTTGGATTAGAAATATCTAATAATGAGGAGTATAAAAGATTTCTTAAGGAGATATTCAGTACTATCCAGGAACAGAATAAGCTACACTCAATAAATGATAAAGAAAGGCCCTTTGTATTTAATCTAGAGGCTATCCCTGGAGAGAATCTGGCAGTTAAGTTCTATGAATGGGATAAAGAGTCAGGTTATAAAGTTCCTGAGGACCAGAACTTATATAGTAGTTATTTCTTTAAACAGTGGGATGATAAGATATCAGTTCTTGATAAGCTAAAACTACATGGAAAGGACGTAAGTACATATTGTGGAGGTGGACAAGCTTCCCATATACATTTAATGGAGCATCTGAGTAAAGAGCAATATTCACATTTGATAGATGTAGCTGTTAAGGAAGGATGCAACTATTTTACATTCAATATTCCTATGAGTGAATGCAAAAGTTGTGGACATACAGTTAATGCTCCTATTAAAGAATGCCCTATATGCCACAGCAAAGATATAGATTGGTGGGTACGCATCATAGGCTTCCTACGCCCTATTAGTTCATATAGCAGGGCTAGACAAATAGAAGTTGCTAAAAGAATATATAGTCAATATGAGTGAAAACGTAAATATTAGAATTGGCCCATTATTTGAGCATCTTACTGTCGCTTTTGTCATTTTAAAGCTCTGCAAGGTCATAGATTGGTCATGGTGGTGGGTGCTTAGCCCGTTCTTAGGGAGTATTGTATTATCTGTAATACTCTTATTGTGCGCAGCATGTAGAAGAAGATGAAATATGTAGATGTGAGAATAGTATTTCAGGAAGTTCCTGATGAGATAACTCTTGCTATAAATGTCTCAGGATGTACATGTCATTGTGAAGGATGCCACTCTCCCTATCTTGCAGAAGATATAGGAGAGCATCTTGATAATGAGTCACTCAACAGACTTATAGAGGAGAACAAAGGGATAACCTGTATCTGCTTTATGGGAGAAGGGGGAGACCCTGGAGAGTTAAATCCATTAATATCCCATATAAAAGATAATTATAATCTTAAAATAGGCTATTATACAGGGAGAGAAGAGCTACCGACAACTATAGATCTAAACCTTTTAGACTTTTATAAAGTTGGTCCCTATATAAAAGCATTCGGCCCATTAACTTCATATAGAACCAATCAAAGATTCTATAGAAAAGAAGGTAGCCAATGGATAAACAGAACTGATTTATTTTGGAGAGAATAGAAATACAAAGAGTAGTTTATGAGAATAGCAGTATGTGATTTGAGTGTGGGAGATCTGGATATATTAGATCTTGATAAAGAAGCCGAAGATTTATTCTATGAATACGATGATGCCATTGACTTTTTTACCTCCCTTGGATATAATCAAAACTATATTTCATGGATGGTAATAGATGGAAGAATTGTAGAAAGAAAAGTCCGTAATTCCAATGGATCTCTGACAATAATATAATAAATGTATAAAAGATTCCTAAGAAAAGAAATTAGGGAGAGCAGTTATCCAAGATGTCACTTTACAAAGAAAAGAGGAAAGTGGAAACCTAAAATACCCTATAACTCTAAGCAGTCAGCCCTACTATTTCTAGAAGAGAGGGAACTAGAGGGTTATGAGGTTTATAAATGTCCTGTTTGTTGTAAATGGCATATTGGATTTCATAAAAGAAGAGAGTAGAAAACAAGCCCTCAGAAATGGGGGCTTTAATTATGTTGGTACATGATATTTAAGACAAAATATAACTGCGGTGATACGGTTTGGTTTATGCATGATAATAGGCCTTTAGAGGTGGAAATCTCTAGAATAAAAATCTACCAGGACCTTACTCAAGTAGGACTCACTACTATTGTAGAGTACATGGTAAAGTTTATTCACTCAACTGGCTGTGAGTCTGATAAATGGTTTAATTCAAATTTGTTTTATAAAACCAAGAAGGAACTTGTAGAGTCATTATGAAACTAAAGATAAAAGTAAAGACATTCAATGGCCAGGAGTCTCCCAGGATAATTGACAAAGGGGATTGGATAGACCTTATGTCCAATGAGGAGTATGTGGCAGACAAGGAGGAATACAGACTTCTTAAACTGGGAGTGGCAATGAAACTTCCTAAAGGATTTGAAGCTGTAGTTGCCCCAAGAAGCTCCACATTCAAACATTGGGGAATACTCCTGTGCAATTCCTTAGGGATTATAGACGGTAAACTCATATAATAATTTTAATTATTGTGTTGGAATTATAGATTATTTTCCATATATTTGTAGTATAAATTTATCTATTATGATTACAAAAATATGCGAAAACTGTGGTAAGGAATTTGAAGTAATACCTTCAAGAAAAAATACAGCAAGATATTGTTGTAGAGAATGTGCTGATGAGGCTAAAAAAGGAGCTCTAAACGTACAATGTACTATTTGTGGTAAATGGCTTCATATGAAGCCCTTTAGAATAAATAGATATTCAAGAAGATTGGGAATATTTTGCAGTAAGGAGTGCCTTAATAAGGGAAAGGAAATAGGATATTGTGGAGAGGGGAATCATCAATTTGGTTTGAAAGGACCTCTTAATAGTAGTTTCCAGAATAGAGATACTATAAGACATAATCATAAAGTTGATGACATTATGATTTATTGTCCAGGGCATCCTTTTGCAGATAAGACAGGCAGAGTCAAGAAACATAGACTGGTTGTTGAAGAAAACTATATACTATTTCCATTAAAGTACTTTATAGAGATTAATAGAAGATATTATCTTCTTCCCTCTACTGATGTTCACCATATTGACTTTAATCACAATAATAATGACATTTCCAATTTAGTTCCTTGCACAAAGAAAGAGCATAGACAATACCACAAATCTATAATTATAGAAAGAGATGAATTAGGTAGAATAGTTAAAACTGCCGTCTTAAAACAGGGTGAATTGCTGGAACAGCCCAATGGGTCAATCAGCAGCCAAGCTACAGAAGAGCATAAAAGTATGTAGAAGGTTCAGAGACTAACAGGTGAATAGCTCAAATAATAAGCCTGACAAGAGTGCCCTGCATAGTTTTATACTATGAAGATATAGTCCGAACTCTATAGTAATATAGAGAATCATAGAATAAAGAGTCTATGAGATAACATATTGAGTTATTCAGGGAATAATGATGAATGGGGGTTTCCTGCATACTTCACAAGGAGGGCAATCCTTCATAAAGGAGATAGAATATGTCAATTCAGGATCCAGCTTAGTCAGAAAGCTACTGTCTGGCAAAAATTAAGGTGGTTATTTAGCTCTGGAATTAAATTTGTAAAAGTAGATGATTTAGGTGGTACTGACAGAGGAGGATTTGGCAGTACTGGTAAAAATTAAGTGAATAATATGGTAGTAATAATAATATGTGTAATTATTTTAATAATAACAGCAGCCATTATCACTGGTATCTTAGCAGGAATAAAAAAGAAGAACAGTGAAATATCTTTTAGAGAAGCTATGGATCTGGCAGAACTTCCTGTAATTACCTTTTATAATGGAGACAGAAAGATTAATTTCCTTTTAGATACTGGAAGTAATATTTCATATCTAAATAAGAGCATCGTTTCATCTCTAGTGGTAGAATCAACAGGTGAAGAATCCAATATAATTGGTATAGAGGGAAATAAAGTAAACTGCAAGATTTGTAAGATGATTATAAAACGGAAGAATCAAGAGTTTGAAGAAGAATTCAGTATAGCTGATTTAGATAAAGCTTTTAGAATAGTAAAAGAGGAGTCTGGAGTACAGATACATGGTATACTAGGAAGCAGGTTCTTTGAAAAATATAAATACGTCCTTGATTTTAAGGATTATATAGCATATGTAAGATGAATGATTGTATAACACTATTAAGTAGAGAAGGATCTCCTACTGAACTCATTAAAATGAGGAAAACTAATGGAGGGGAGTCTAAAACCTATCTGGTTAAATTCTCCTCATCCATCATAAATACAGGATATACGGAAGATATGAAGAAATTTATAGATCCTAGTGGAGGACCTATGATAGTTGAAGGCTGTTATCTCAGGGAAGCAGATGCAACTGTCAGGTCCATAACCTATATTGATGGGCATGGATGGGTGGTAACATTCTATTAGACTATTGAAGATGATTTATTTAGTGACAACAAAACAGGAACTGTTTGAGAACAATGAATACCGAATAGTTAGTGTAGAACAGAGTTTAGCTTTATTAGATTCCCTGAATATAGTAGGTGTGGATACTGAAACTAGTGGATTAAGTTGTCATAAAGATACACTTCTTTCTCTTCAACTTGGATGCTATGACTTTCAAGTAGTTATTGATTGCTCTACTATAGATGTAAGGAAATATAAAAACTACTTGGAATCTAATAGATTATTCTTGTTCCATAATGCTAAATTTGATTTACAATGGTTATTCAAGTATCGAATAGTTCCATATAATATCTATGATCTGTTTCTAGCTGAAAAATTGATGTGGCTGGGCTATCCAGTTAAATTGAGCCCTGATGTATGGGATAAGATCCAGCACCCTAGATATGACTATGTTCCAGCCAACCCTAAGAAAAAAGGTTCCAAATCATCGTATGTGATGTTCATGAACTTAAAAAAATTAGGAGAGATGTATCTTGGTGTGGAATTAGATAAATCTATTAGAGGCCAGATTATCTACAAGGGCCTTGTGGGAGAGGTAATCAATTATGCAGCAACTGATGTCAAATATCTTGAAAAGATAAGGGAATGTCAGCTCCAGCAGCTCTCAAAACAGGGCCTTTTAAGAGCCATGGATTACGAGAATAAAGCTATACTTCCTATTGCCTACATGTGCTATTGTGGAGTTAAAATGGACATAGAAAGATGGAAGAGGAAGATAGCACATGATAAGGATATTCTTAATGCCATAAAGAATGAAATGGATAAATGGCTCATTATTAATGAGCCAGACTCCAAATATATTAAGGTAAATAAACAGGGGGATCTGTTCAGTGGATTTGATCCAAGCCCAAAAGTGTTTATTAATTGGAATAGCCAGAAACAAGTTCTTCCGATATTTAAGAAATATGGTGTAGATACTTCAAAAATTGATAAGGATGCTAAGGAAGATAAAGATAGCCTTAATGCTAAAGTCTTAGGTCCACAAAAGAGTAAATGTAGTCTCATACCACTTTACCTTAGATATAAGGAGATGATGAAACTATGTAGTACCTATGGGGAAAATGTACTAGAGCAAATAGACAAAAAGACCGGTAGGCTGTATACTAATTTTAATTCTTTGGGTACAGATACAGCTAGGATAAGCTCTGGTGGTAAGGACAAGGCTGCTGGAATAGAATATGTTAATATGCTCAATATGCCGGCCGATGCCGAGACTAGAGCTTGCTTTATTGCTGAGGAAGGTAATAGATGGATAAGTATTGATTATTCGGGTTAGCAAATAAATCACTTATATAGTTGTTAGTATGGATTAATTTTCTTATATTTGCATCATAAAATAAAGTACTATGAGAAAATTTAATCCAGAAAAAGAGTTAGAAATATTGAGAATGTATAGAGAGGGGAGAACTCAAAAGCAGATAGCAGATGAGTTAAATACTTATAATACCTCTATAAGGAGAGTCCTCATTAGAAATGGTATCATACCAAAGGGAAATGATAAGCAACAGAGGTTGTGTAAACATAATCCTTTCAGAAAGAATGATGAATATTCAGATTATTTCCTTGGGCTGCTTATAACTGATGGGAATATTGATGATAGACACAGAATAAGACTATCCCTTAATGAAAGGGATGGATACTTAATTCAAGAATTTCTCAATTGGGCTTCTCCAAAATCTAAAGTAACTAAGACTCTACAAAAGCTGAATAACTCTTATATGTGGAGTGCCTCTATAACAAATGATGATGCTTATGAATATCTCATAAAAAGAGGCAACTTCCACAATAAAAGTTTTGAAGCAAAACTTTATACTCCAATCAATTACACAATACTTAGAGGAATCTTTGACGGTGATGGTGGATATGCCATCACAAACAGTGGGAGTACTCTCAGATTTTATATCTGTGGCAAGTCTGTTGTATTTATTAAACAGATAGAGACATTCTTGGTAAAGAATGGATACTCCCCAAGAGTAACTTATATTCATGATTTATGGTATGTTAATCTCTATAGAGTAGAAGATGTTATCAGAATTGGAGAACAACTATATAATAATGCCCATATTTTCTGTAGAAGAAAATATGAAAGATGGCTCGCCTTCTATGAAAATAGAAGGGCAAATGGTGTAAATTCAGGGGAAGAGATGGCAATCCAATCCTGAGCCAAGCCTCATATGAGGAAGGTGCAGAGACTATAATCACCCACCTAAGTACTTTTAGTATATGGTGAATGGATAGTCCACCCTTAGGTGATTAGGGTGCAAGAAACTTATATATTAGCAGATATATCAGATGATAAAGCTATTATTGAAGATCTTACTAATGGTAGTGGAGATAGAGTGAATGTCTCCCTATATGGTAACATATAGTAAAAAACTGAGAAAAATCGGTAGAAATTTGGTAATTATGATTTTTATTTGTATATTTGCATAGTTAATGTTTAAATACAAATAAAATGAATAAAGTAGAATGTTTAGAAAGGTTTAATTTAGAAAAAGCCCTTAAGTTAATGAAGGAGGGTAAGAGCCAAAAAGAAATAGGAGAAGAATTTGGGTTATCATCTCAAAGAGTAAGTGATTGTTTTAAATTCTATAATATTAAATTTGATAGAAGGGGATTAAAAATAAATGATACCTTTTTTGATAATATAGATTCTGAATTAAAAGCTTACTTATTAGGGTTTTTAGTAGCTGATGGATGCTGTAGGCTAGAAAAACGAGGTAATAAATATTCTAAAAGAATAGCCTTTAATAATACTATAGATGATAAAGAAGCTATAGAAGCCTTACATCAGAATATATGCCCCCAATCTTCTCTTCTAATAAAAAACTATACATTTAATAGAAGAAAAAAGCCTCAATATACTTTACAATGGACATCTGAGCATATGTTTGATGTTCTAAATGATAAGTATAATATTAAACCTCTTAAAACTTTAGATAAAGAATTTTTTATTCCAGAAGACTCTATACCTGAAGATTTATGGAGACATTTTATAAGAGGGTTCTTTGATGGAGATGGTCATGTTGGAAGTTGTACTATAGAATTTGTATTTATTTCAGAACCTTTTATGAATCAAATAATGAGTTGGTTTAGAAACTTCTATTATAGAACATATCATATACAAGGTAAAACTACTGATTATTGGAAAGTAATTATAAATACTCCAGATAATATTAAAAAATGTATATATGATTTCTTCTATAAAGACTCTACTATATTTCTTTCTAGAAAACATGATATATTTAATACCGAGATAACTTATAGCATTGCGAATAGGGCTATAAGTATTGTAGAGCATAGACCTGAATAAATATAATGGTCCACGAGTTCTCAGCTCCTAAAATATTTTTAGGATGAAAATATATGCCGAACTATGAGGAGAATACCAGTACTCATAGAACTATAAGATAAAAAGCTTATAGGATAACAAAATGATTCATAGCCTAACTGCCTATATGTCTTACCCTGAGATACCAAGAGATACTCCAATCAAGGAGATAAAGAAGAGATACCATAAACTTAGAAATGATGCAAAAGGGATTGAGTTTGCCATAAACAAAAGACTCAATACTTAGAAATATTTTACTTATAGATTTGCATATAAAGAATTCAGTCCTTCCTTCATGAAGAGGGAATAGAGTCTTCAATAAAAGAGAAAGGCTCTGCCTTTGATGTGAATATAACTGGAAAAGCTAATTTGTTCTATATGTATAACAAACTGTATGCAAGTGGTACAAGTAGATTAGAGTATAAGTATCAACAATTTGTGGCACTATTTGGTGACAAATAGTTAAAAATAGGGTGAATTGCTGGAAGCCCTGAAGGGTAATCAGCAACCAAGCACACCTTTAACAAAGTGTGAAGGTTCAGAGACTAACTCCTGAAACTCTAAGGAGAATATAATGGAGACACGAGCGCCCTACATCTTAAATAAGATGATGATATAGTCCGACCTACAGGGAAACCTGTAGAATTACAGGATAAAGAGCCTGTAAGATAACAAAGTGAAACTATGGTGGTGACGCTAATACTATCTCTAGTAACAGTGGGATACCTTTGGAAGAGGCTAAAAGGATATATAGCTCCTATATGAATGGCTTTAGAGGCATCAAAAAGTACCAAGATTTTTGTAGAAAAGATGTTATGGAGAAAGGCTTTATATCTCTTAATCCAAAAGTAGGATATAAAGCATACATATATGACTTCAATTATCTTTGTAAGATAAGGAGTAAATTCTCAGAACCTGGATTCTGGGATTACTACAGAGAAATGAAAATGGATGCACCTGACTGTGACACAGTACATAGAGTAAAAGAATATTTTAGAAGGAAAGCTGATTCTGAGAAGCAGTCTATTAACTATAGAATACAACATACCGGAGCTCTGTGTTATAAGGTCAGTATGATTAATTTCTTTGAGTATCTAAGGCAGAATGATCTATTATTTAAAGTATTGATTACAGTTACCCCCTACGATGAAATCAACTGTGAGGCCCCGGAAGCTATAGCTGAAACCATTGCTACAGTACTGTATGAGATTATGGTGAGATCTGGAGCTTATTTTGTAAAAAGAGTAAAACTCGATGCTGATATATCCAGGCATAAAATATGCGTGAAGGATCTTTACCTAGAGGATGAAAAGATTTTCCGTGTTGGAGACATTATAGCTACAATGGGGGAGGATACTCTGGTAAATCTTAATACAAAAGTATCCTATTTGGTCCAGAATCTACCTGTTGATTTTAGAGATTACCTGGATGATCACGGTCCCTTACCTACTTATTGGGTACATTAATTATAAATTAAGATATGATTTTTATGGAAAAAATGAATGATAAACTGGAGTCTATCATAGACAAACTTGAGCATATTGCGAATGAACTCCCACTTGAAAAAGCAGATCCTTTGTATGATTTAATGTTAGAGCTAGGTGAATTAATTGATGATGGAGTAGGACCGTTTATAGATATTACTAATAGTTTAACCAAGATTTATCAGGCAAAGAATCAAGACTATGGTAATAGCTTTGAGAAGTCTCTCTATAAATTTGGACTTGTAGCAAGCATAATCCGACTAAGTGATAAGATGAATAGAATTGAGTCTCTTAGTCAGACAAAAGCTAGGGTTAAAGATGAGTCTATTGAAGACACTCTTCTTGACCTGGCTAATTATGCTATAATGACAGTTATATGGTTGCGTAAAAGTAGAGTAAATGAAGAATAAAGAAGTAGTAGAAGCTTTCTTATCAGGCGATGTTGCTGTCGGCAGCAACCTTTATTCTACTGGTGATAAATTATTTAGCTATAGAACATGTATAGCTGAGTGGTACGATGGGCATTTACTTGTAAATATTACTAGATATTCTAATACCACTAGTAAACACCAAAGTTACCTAAAACACATAAATAATACTAGGAAGGTAGATAATATACCTCGTAACTCTTCAGAATTATATTCATTTCTAAACCAACACTATACTATGAATGCAGCCGATTTAACAGCTATTGAACATGATGGGGGACTATGTAGAAATCTAAAAAATACCCAAATACTTGGTTATGCAGTTATCTTCAATGGTAAAGTATTAGCAGATGACAGAGGAAACTCTGTCTGGAAGAGTAAATGGGAAGCTCAGAATGTATTTGAGCAGATATTTACCCCAAAGGTACATGCTTATATCAGGACTAAACTTGAACAATTGGGAGTTAGGAACTATGAGTGGCATCCTATTTATGTAAAATGTTGGGAAAGATTTGATAAGTATTGTACTGAAAATGAAGTAGTAAAGATAATAGAAGTGAAGAGGGAGTAATACAGCTCCTCTCTACTTCTATTTAAATTAAATAAGATATGAACAATTATAACTATCCGGCAGGAGCTGATACCAGAGATGCACCCTGGAATGAAGAGGATAACCCTACTAAGGATATTATTGTTACAGTGAGTATTACATTAAGTAAAACATTGCCAATTAAGGTATCAGACTATAAAATAGTAGACTCAGGAATAGATGAAGATGGTAATTCCTTTCAGGATATAGATTATTCTGACTGTGATTTAAAGGGAGCAGTAGAAGAGCAAATCATATTACCTCATAAGGCTTGGGATTACATAGCCTCTAAGTCAAAGAGAGAAGTTCAAGCTATCCTCAATTTAAAGGATTGGGATGTAGATGATTTTGAAGTTATTAAGAATTAAACTAATATATTATGAGATTTATAAAACCATCATATGATATATGGAACCCTCCCCATTATTTTGAAGGGATACTAGAGCACATAGAAAGAGCCGGTAGGGTATGTTACAAATCCGAAGATAGGATTAAGTATGATGAATGCGGTAACTCTCTCACAGCAAAGCCATTTGTAGATAAATTAATAGAAAGTAATCACTTATCTGTTCTAGAGCATGGTACTATATATCTAATGATTCCTGCTGACAGGGCATATGATGCCTCTGGAAATATTTGGGTAATAGATAATTATGGAAATTCTTGTTACTCTGCAATGAATTATAATAAACAGAATTATTATATTACTACCAACTACAGAGTACTGGTAGAGAATGATTGGCTTGATGACCTTAGATATTTATGTGCACCTACAGAATATCATGAAAAAAGAGTTACTGTGCACTTAATACTTGATAGAGGAGTTGCTATGGAATTTATTAGACATAGGAAGTTCAGCTTCAGTATGGAAAGCACAAGATACTGTAACTACTCTAAGGATAAGTTTGATAATGGAATAACCTATATAATTCCCAGTTGGTTGAATATATCCGAAGGTATATATTCTTGGTGGGGTACACATTGGCGTAACTTAACTACAATGGAAGATATAGGACCTGCAGCAGATACGTTCCTTGAATCATTAAACCTTACTGAAAATAGTTACCTAGAATTAATACAGAATGGTTGGAAACCAGAACAAGCAAGAGCGGTGCTTCCAAATGCACTTAAGACAGAACTAGTAATGACTGGTTTTGTTGATGATTGGAAGAAATTCTTTGAACTCAGAGACTCAAATAAAGCACACCCTCAAGCAAGAGAACTTGCTTCTCCTCTACATAAAGAATTTATTGAAAAAGGACTAATAAAGTAAAAGAGATATTAAGGAGACTAATTATGGTCTCCTTATTTTTCTTAATCTATAGCTAATGATTAGATTACCGTCTGTAACTTTTATATTTAAAATATTGGTTTATTAAAGATAAATACTTACCTTTGCTCAATATCAAAACTAATTATTTATGAGTTGTCTAATAGAAACACCAGAAATTAGAAAGTTGGCAGAATCTACACCTGGAGAAACCATACAATCAATTCTAGGACTAGTAGCATTATGGCAAGAAAGGAATAATAAATCAATAGATGAGTATCCTTCAATAGAAGAACTGGCTAGTTTTAAGTCTGAGATTAGATCTTCATCAAAAATGAGTATATATCCATTTGAATCTCCGACAATATCTATTAATGAAGAGCAAGCTAGAGTAGACTTAGACTTTACTCCTATTAAGAGGAGAGATAGAGTATCCCTCATGGCTAGACTATTCAGTAATGAAATAGACATGGCATTGCAAGAAATGAATAGTATTCTTAATGAGAGAATAGAAAGAGCTTCTTCAGAAGAAGAGAGGGATGAGCTAATAGGAGAAATCAATGGGTTGAATAGATTCAATGTGATTGAGAAGATTACCCCTGCAGGACTGTTCAGCAGAGTGTTTAATATATTCCAATCTTATGTTAATGACTCTGAAGATAATAGAGTACAGGCTGAACTTAATAGGATAAACAGCAAAAAAGGAGCAGATAGATTTTCTGATGAAGATAAATTGAAAGCAGCACGTAGAAGAGCTGAATATAAGACTCAGGAATATAAAAAGGTTTTGCGTAATTTTAATGCCCTTGCAGAAGAGACCAGTAGTATCCTAAGAGTTACTGAGGGCTTAGTATTAAATCTAAATTACACAGCTTCTTCAGATGCTAATCAGAATGAAGTGAATCCTGAAGGTATTAGTATCATTGATCAACAGGATGATGTTCTTAATAAAGAGGAAACTTTTAAAGAAGGGTGGATGACTGATTTTAGACAAGTTAGTAATAATGAGTCTCTAACTCAAGCTGTCAGAAAGGCTATTAATAAGATACCTAAGCTAGATTATAATGGAAAAAGAGAGCAAGATGACTTAGGATTTCCAAGATATCTAGATCCCAGCTATGTAGTGTATACCCTTCTTGATAAACTGAGCTCTATGGTGACTTCTAAGGACATGATTCCTTTACTTCAAGAACTCTCTCAGCGTAGGCCCTGGGTTAAGCAGGTGATAAAGCTACTCCAGAAGGACGAGACTTTATTCTCACAATTCTATCAGAATTTTAGGAAAAACTTCACATATTATTGGATTCAAAAAGAGAAGTCAAGTGGTAATAATACTATTCGACAGACAATCAATATTAATAAAGTAGAGGGATATAATTATCTTATAAACAGTTGGAGAGATAATTATGATAGTGGGACTGAACTTGATTCAGACAGTATCTATGGGAGTGATAGAGAGCTAAGTCAAGAAAATGCAAAGAAGGGTTTAGAATGGACACGAGCTCTTAATAATAGATTTAGTAACTTGGATACTAATTCTCGAATAGACTTGATGGAGAATGACAGAATATGGAATAGTATTATGAAATTATTGAGAATGATTGGTATAGATACTAATCCAGCTCTTGTTAAGGAGGCTCTTACTAATATAAAGTCTTCAGAGAATGTCAAATATACAGATCCTATTATGTTACTTCTCCCACAATTAGATATAATTTTTAGTGGGGTAGCAAGCGGGAAAGTAAAAACAGGAGATCTTATTAATGATTTTGATTCTGCATATATTTCTATTGCAAGTTTAATAAGGGATGTAGGAGAAGATGCATTTGAGAGGTCTTTTAGAGATGGAGATAAATCATACTTTTCCTATACTAATCCTAATTATATAGGAGATCTAATCAAGCAACTAAGTGATACGGATGAAAGGAGATTTAAGGAATTTATAGATAAAGAATACAAACCTTATTGGTGGTTCTTTAAGAATGAGAAGTGGAGAAATGATTGGCTGAATCAGATCATAAATTCAAAAGATATTAGAAAAGGACTCAAACATAAAGTAGTGATAAGTTCAGAGTTTCTTACTCCACAAGGTAGGACTAAATCAGAGTATTCTAGTTGGGATGAACTAGAATACACATTGATTCTTCTTACTGAGTATTTCTCCGAGCCTGAAGATAGCAGATCAAATATTAAGTGGGCATGGTATCATCTGCCTATCTTATCAGATGCAGCTTCTGCAGAGTTTATAAGATTTAGAAAGTATGTAAGTGGAGTTGAATATGATGAAAATGGGAATGAATTAACCTATGAAGATATCATACTTGATAAGCTTATTGAGTTAGTGAGTCAAGAGTATGATAGGATAATGCTTATAAGGAGATTAGATGAGGAGTACCAGAATCAAAATTATAGTGTCCCATTTATAGCTAATTATAATATATCAAGGAACAGAGATGGAAGTATAAAGTCTATAGGGGGAGCAGAATTTAAGTTCCTTCCTGCACTTAATTCTCTGAAATATGAAGATGGGAAGACATTCTTAGATAAACTTGGAGAACTTAGCAAAACAGATAATGGTTCAAATATTAAGTCCTTTATTAAAAACACTCTTCTAGAAATAATGGAGAGAGGATTTGAAGAGGAATATAACCGATGGAACAGTATAGGTGTATTAGAGGAGATAAAGAGAGTTAATAGTAAATATGATTCTGAAAGTAGAATCAGGGAAGCTCTTAGAAACTATTATTGGAATAGCAAATTAGCTACATCTCAAATTATACAGCTTGCCACTACTGACTTGGCCTTCTATAAGGATATGAAAGAGTTTCAGAAGAGGTTTAAAGAAGTACATGCTCCCTCATTAAGATTGAATACTTCCTCTACATATAAAGGAGAAAGAACTGGAAGGGATTTTGAAAGAACTATATATTTGAAGGATGATGAAGTTGTTTCCTCTGTTATACAAGACATCGTAGAAGTAATAATGGAGAAACATAACAAGGGAGAGCTCTCTGACTATGATACTGCCTCCATCTTATCTAAATATGGATATACTAACTATTCTACTAAGAATAATAGGGGAGAGAATATTCAATATGTTAAGATAGGTAATAGTGTAGTAGAAACATCTGCAGTGAATGTAGCAGACGCTCAAGCCTATAGAAGTTTAAGCTCTTATAGGGCTATTCTGGATATGCAGGGACAATGGAATGATGATATGGAAAGAGCTTATAATAATCTTCAAAGTGGCACTTGGAATGCTGAAGATTTCAATATTATCTGGCAAACTAAGAAACCTTTTGTATATTCTCAGATTGGAAAGGAAACTGGGATAAATGGTTATGAGAATATTAAAGTTCCTGTCCAACATAAAAACTCTGAGTTTCTACTGCTTGCTGTTAATAAACCTATTGGAGGAGTACTAGGGAAATCAGATAAATTAAGAGCCATCAATGAGTTTATGGAAGAGAATAATATTGATGTAGTTCAGTTTGAGTCTGCTGTAAAGGTAGGTAAACAAGGAGTTATTGATTTGAACTCAGTACACTCTTTTAATGAGACTAAAGAATATCTAAAAAATGCTACTATAAAAAATGGAATAGAGAATCCTAATGTTGTTCATAAAATTAGCTACGAACATTATGGAATACAGACCTTAACACCAGAACATTCTACGGATGCTACTCAAAGTGTAGGGACACAGATTAGGAAATTGATAGCTGCCGATATGCCAGATGACCCTAATTTTAGGGTGACCGTTGATGGTAAGAAACTTGCTAAAGGGGAGTGGTGGAGCTTGTACAATGAAGTGATCACTGAAAATATTCTAGATTCTTATCTTAAAGAGGCTGAACGCTTTAAACTTCCAAGTAGTGTAGAAAAGATCTTACATGATAATATCAGAGGAGATCAGAGATATGGGATAGATACTTTGAAGTCTTGTACTATTAATAAACAAGGGGAATTCAATATCCCATTGTTTGAACCCTTGGAGACACAGATGATACAAAATCTGCTTACTAGTACTTTAAAGCAAAGTATCACGAAGCAGAAAACTAAGGGAGGATCTCTGATACAAGCCTCAGATTATGGTGTAGCAGATAAACCTAAAATAGTTTTTGAGGAGACAGGAAAAAATAAAAGAATTAAGTATATAGAATGTTATATGCCTGCTTATTCGGAGTCTTTCTTCTCAATACTAGGAAAGGAGGGAACTCATGAATTGGATATAAATAAGTTAGATCCAGAACTTAGGATTGCAATAGGGTATAGGGTACCAACAGAGAATGCATATTCAATGATTCCCCTATATATCAAGGGATTCTTACCTCAGCAAAATGGCTCTGCTATTATACTTCCAGACGAAATCACTACTATTGCAGGATCTGACTTCGATATTGATAAGGTATTCATAATGTTACCTGAATTTGACATAATTGAATATGACTATGCCAGAGCTAAAAAGGATTTTAAGGCAGAACAAAAAGTAATAGAGGCTCTGTCTACTTTGTTTAATGAAGGGAATATCCTAGAAGATTTAGCTAATAGTCCTGTTGAATTCAGGGATTGGTTTAATAGCAATAAAGAAAATTATAGATTTTCTACTCCAAAAATACAAAAAGTTAAGTATGACTTCAATAAGAGTCCTAGAGATAATAGCTTAAGAGCTAGAAATAATCTTCTTATTGATATGATGTGGGGAGTTCTTACTCATCCTGATACTGCTTCCAGAATCCTTAATCCGGGTAGCTTTGATTATCAAAAGAGAGCTACAAGAATAGTAAGAATTCTGGAGACGAGTTCTATAAGGGATATAATATCTGAGCCCAACTCTAGAGGAGAATCCATTATAGATTATCTAATGTCATTGGATTTGAATGTCTTGAATAAAATGGCATCGAAATTTAGTAGTAGATTAGATCCTTTGGCACCTAGTACTCAAACCTATTTTCACAGACAGAATATGACTGGTGCAAATCTAATTGGTATATATGCTAATCATAATGCTAATCACGCATTGATGCAATATACAAGGTTAGAATTAAATGAAAATGGCAGCTTCAAGCTTAATGGCAAGACCCTTACTTCATTACATTCTATTATGAATGATGATAAGGAGTACATCTCAAAGAACAATGCAGGATACCTCAATGCTTCAGTAGATAATGCCAAGGATCCTGTTTTAGCTGATATTAATCAGAATATGTTTACTGCCGATGCTACTATGTTATTGTCTAGACTAGGGTATAATCCTATTGAGGTTGGGTTGCTAATGGCACAACCTATTGTAAAAGATATAACACAGGCATTTTTCAAGGCAAAGGGTAATACCAAAGGATTAATAATGGCTCAAGTACTTGAAAACTACCAAGCCAAGGCAGCACTCCCAGGAGAGTTATCTTACGATTATTTTAAGAATAATAACTTTCCTCTTAAAGATCTAGCTAATGATATTATGATGTTTAAAGAATTAAACAATATGTCTTCTAAGTCCAAGATTGATTTTTACAAGAGGCAGACTGCTGTTGGCTATTTATTCAATAGGATTATGAGAGATGCTGACTACCTAAGTAATCTAGTCCAATCTACTAAGTTTGACACAGATAGAGGAGGAGCAGGTCCTACTATTGCCCATACTGAGATTCTTATGCAAAGAGCATCTAATTTCATAGAATCAATAGATGCAGATGAGAGATTCCCATTAAATGGTGCTAAAATAATTGTAGATAATATTCCTCTTGATTCCAGTGTTGAGGTATTAAGAGATAATATATTGAAATCTCCTCTTCCTTTCCTCCAAGCATTCTATACTCTTGGAGTTAAGCAGTCAGAGAATCTTCTGGGAAAATATTTTCCACAGTTTACACCATCATTTAGGGAAGTTATAGACACTTTGAGGAGTTATACCAGAACAGGAGTATTGGATGCTAAAACTATGAATAATATTTATAATGACTTGATAGCTTATATTATGTCTAAGACTCCTTTCTTTGGAGACGAGGCTACAGTGTCCTCTAGGGAAAAAAGGAGATGGTTTGTAACCCAATTTCCACAGCACTTTAAAGAAGTAATCTCCAAAAATGAAGATATTGCTAGTCTCGATTTTATCAAAAGATTAAGAGTTGTCAGATCTGATTCCAGCCCTGTAGACGTACTAGTTTTTAGAAATGCCGGAAGCTTAAATCCCTCTCTAAAGGAGAAATATATTAGGGATTGGGAATCTTTACTGTATATGAATAATCCAGAAGCACAGGAGTTAGCTCTAGACTTAATAAGATATGAATATTATAGGAATGGGTTTGCATTTGGTCCATCTACTTTTACTCACTTGGCTCCAATGTCTGTGAAATTGGCAATCCCTGATTACATAGATACTCTAAGGGATCTAATGACAAATGAAGATGACTACTCAGATTTTATTGATCAGTATGTTTATAATCATCTGGATAACAGGGCTTTAGTTCCTATGATACCTAATGGTACTACAATTAGGTTTACAACAGATAGGGGAAAATTGAGATCTACTGTTGAATTTACAATTAGTCCAGATTCCAATACATCAGATAGAAAAGTAGTAAAGAATTCTGTAAAGCTAGGTGATTACATAGCGTATGATTTCTACAGCTTCATAGCTAAGATGCATGACGGAAAGATTGCCTACTATGAATTAGAAAGTGCCTCTAATGAGACTGCTATATACAGAAGAATATCTCCTTTGGGGATTAAGAATAATTTTATTGAATATGAATATGGTAGAAATGTAAAAGAAATTGAATCTATATTCTTCAGAGATACCGAAAGATATAGTGATACTACTTCTGAAGACGATTCTTCCTCTATAGAGGACTTATCAGAAGGGAGTTCAATAGAATCAAGCAAGTTGAGAGTTGAAGATCAAGATTTAATCAATAGAGCTTTCAGTGAGGTATATGGGACATCTCTTGAAGATTATACTAGGGAAGATGATATTTTATCTGTACAACCTAATACAGAGTATAGGGATGCAAATGGAGATATTATTTGTGGAGCAATAAATACAAAATAGAAAATATATGGCTAGAACTTGTGCATTAATTCCTCAAGTTACCAACAATAAAGGCCAGAAAGTAGACAGCAAGCTCTTTAAGGGCTTGCTGGGCTACACTGGCAATAATAGAGAGGAAGCGGTCAGACTTTATCTAATTACTAAAAACGCTGACTTTATTAGAAATTGGAATCCTAAGTTTACTCTAGACGATAATAATGAGCCTAAGATTCAGGATTTACTTAGAGAATTGCCTAAATATGGCGAAAAAATTTCAGAGGCTAAAATCATTAAGATGCTTAACAAAGAGGTAGGCTATTATAAGAGGGGGTCAGACAGGCCGGCACTTTGGATAAACAATGATGAAAACTATCGAAGACTACTCCAGAAGGCTATATCTTTTAATCAAAATTCAGATTTTAGAGATGACTATGTGGCTAGAATCATTAAGATTCAGGATAATGAATCTTATAGGGAATTTATAGGTGTAGAAGTCAGGAAGAGGAATAGAATGCTGTCTCTGGAAGCTGATAAAATGGAATATAATACTAATCTTAATAATAGGTTAAGAGATATTCTAGAGTCACATGGTGTTAAGGTAGGAGTATTAACTAATTTAGAAGAGAGATTGGGAATAAATGGAGTGGCAGACTTTGATACAGCAAAAGTATCAGCTGATGGGATGATTGAACTAATAAGATTAGCTAATGGAGATAGAGGGGAAAGGGCTCTCCCAGAAGAATTTGCCCATTTTGCTTTAGAGGCTTTAGGTGACCATCCCCTAGTTAATAGACTTATTAATAATCTGCACTCCAATGATCTAGTTGAAGATATATTAGGGGATGAATATGAGACCTACAATACTCTATATAATGGAGATACTGTTAAGTTAGCTAAGGAAGCAGCTGGTAAATTGCTTGCTAAGCATCTATTAAATACAGAACCTATAGAGCAAAAACCCTATAAAAACTTATTAGAAAGAGTAATAGCAGCTATTAAGTCTCTCTTTAAGACTATAGGGGCTACTCAGGTGCAAAGAGCTATCTATCAAGCAGATACTCATTTTAAGGAATTAGCAAGGGATATTCTTAGCGGGAGGCTTGATGAGGACATTAGTATTGATAATATAGCATCTGGAGATAAGCTCTATCAAATAAGTGAGAGAGTTCAGAGGGATAAGAAACTCCTGACAAATATAATTGGAGTAGAATCAAAGAGATTAAAGATTTATGAAAAGAGAAATCCGAAGAGTCAATTTGATGTAAAGCAAAGAGAGTTTATAGACAAACTTCAGTTAATGCTTGATGAGAATAATGAAATTGAAGGAGTATATTCTTTCTTAACTAGTGCACTTGAAGAGATGGGAAAATTAAGTAATAGGCTCTCATCTATTAGAGATAATTCAAGTGGAGATATTGCAAAGGAAGCTTCTGTACTTAGAGATATAAGGAATTATATCTATTCTTATGGGGACATCATTGAAGAGATAAGAGATGTGTTATTAGATGAAGAGAGGTATAAAGACAATAGATATGGACAGAAAGTTAGAGGGATTTTAAATGATACTGCGGCCTTGATTGCTGACCTAAGAGCTGAATATAATAAAGTAGCAATGCCACTATTCTTGGATTTTCTAAAGCCCTTCATTGGAAATCAAGTAGAGATATCATTTGGAAAATATAAAGGTAAGACTATGGCAATTGAGGACTTAATGACTGCTGTTGATAAAGATATATCAATTTTTGATAGGTGGTTAGATAGTATGGCAGACTCTTCAGATATTATACTAAGAGTAGTAGATCAAGCAGTTAAGAGAAGTAAGGAAAATGCCAGGACTGAGACCTTAAATATAATGAAGCAACTGCAGGCAGCTACTGTTAAACTGGAGAGAGCAGGCATTAAGGATACTGATTGGATGTTTGAAAGGGATAATAATGGTGATATGACAGGATATTATATATCTGAAATAAACTGGCCATTATTTAAGGAAAAAAGAGATGAATTTATAAAGTCTCTTGATGAAAAGTATGGGAAGGTTCCTATAGGCGAAGATGCTATAAAATATAATAGAGAACAGTGGGATTGGATAAAGAATAATATGGAAAGGGTAGATGGTAAAATGATCCCAAAATTATCTCTGTATACTAATTCTAAATTTAATCAATTATCTAATGCTCAGAAAGAATATTACAACATTGTAATGGATGTTAAGGCTAAACTTGATTCCTATCTACCTGAAAAGAGCACAAATCTCCTTAATGCTGTTAAGATAAGAAAAGATCTATTAGAGAGAGTTAAATCATCTGATAGTATTAAGTCAGGAACTAAACAGATTTGGGAAAGCCTTAAAGACACTGTTATTAGAAGATCTGATGATACTGACTTTGGAGAAAAGAATATCATGATGGATTTCGAGGGAAGAGAAGTGCAAACTCTTCCTATATATTATACAAGATTAAAAAAGGGGGAGAATCCTAATGATATATCAACTGATATAGTTTCTACTCTAACAGCCTATGCAGCTATGGCTAATGATTATAAAGAAATGAATAGAATCATTGATGTCCTTGAAGTAGGAAGGTCTTTGATTCGAGATAGGGAAGTGACTCAAACAAATGGTGAAAGGCCTTTGGTAGAGAAGTTTAAAATATTTGGTAGGACCATCGAGAATAAATTAACAAAGAGTGGAGATGCTACAAATATTAGCAGTAGACTAGAAGATTTTTTTGATATGCAGGTGTATAATAGATACATGAAGGATGAAGGAACATTCGGTAAAACAAAAATAGACAAGGGTAAAGCTGCTAATTTGTTAAATACGATAACTTCTATAGGTAATATGGCTCTCAATACACTCCTTGCAGTCTCTAATGTAGCTACTGGAAAGGTAATGATGAGGATTGAAGCTTTCTCTAAAGAATTTTTTACAGAAAAGGATGTCTTAAAGGCAGATAAGACTTATATGAGAGACATTAGGGCTTTTCTTGGAGAGATAGGAAACAGGATAAAGATTAGTAAATTAGCATTATGGAATGAAAAATTCAATATAATGCAAGACTATGAGCAGAATATAAGAGATCTTAATTTTGACAGGAAGACTTGGTTCAGTAGAATGTTTAGTATGAATGCTCTGTTCTTTTTGACTAATGCAGGAGAGCATTGGATGCAAACCAGAACATCATTAGCTCTTGCTAATGCCTATAAAATGAGGGCCCCTGATGGTAGAATTGTAAGTCTATATGATGCTATGGAAGTAGTTCCTGTAGATAAAAATAATAGAAAGGCTGGAGCAAGGTTACAACTAAAAGAAGGATATACAAAAGAAGATGGAACTCCCTTTACTAAAGAAGATGAGTATAAATTTAGTAGAAGAAGTGCAGCACTCAATGAAAGAATGCATGGTATTTATAATAAGGCTGATAGAAATGCTCTTCAGAAATTAGCCCTAGGTAGACTCGGGATGATGTATAGAAAGTGGATGAGATCTGCATACAATAGAAGGTTTAAACCTGCAGCTTACAATTATGATTTGGATGCATGGACTGAAGGATATTATAGAACCAGTGGTAGATTTCTACTTCAATTAGCTAGAGACCTAAGAGAGACTCAATTTAATATTGCAGCCAGATGGGATGAACTTACTGCAACAGAAAAAGCTAATCTAGTTAGAGCTATGACAGAAGTGGGGCACTTTACTGTAGTAGCCACTATATTAGGTATTATTGACTGGGATGATGATAAAGATAGGCCCTGGGCAATAAGAATGGCTGAGTATCAAGCCAGAAGACTATATACTGAAATTGGAGTAATGATCCCTGGGGGATCTATGATAACAGAAGGATTAAGGATATTACAGTCTCCTGCAGCAGGTATTAATACTATACAGAATATCTTAAATCTTACCAAATTACTCAATCCTATGAATTATATGGATGAACTAGAGTATGGAAGGTATAAAGGCCATAGTACTGCCTACAAGGCATTCTTTGATTCTCCTGTAATTCCATTTAATAAAACTATTTACAGAGGCCTACATCCTGAAGAGGCTGTATCATTCTTTAAGCAGCAATAACTTATGTTTCTTATTAATATATTACTAACTATAATAACCTTCGTGATAGCCTTATTCCTATTTATGTGGCTATCTGGAGAATCAGATAATGACTTATAATGAAAAGGGTAAAGGAGAATTTCCTTTACCCTTATTTTTATTAATCTACATATTAGAAGCTATAGCATTTAATCGCCTGATCTCTTTCTTCTTGTGATATAGAGTTAAACTTTTCAGTTGTCCATCCCTTATTTATCAGGACTTCTCTAATTTCATTATCTAATGTATCAAAGGAAGATCCTATAGAATCTCTTAAATCAATGGAAGAGACTTCATAAGATGCCTCAGCATATTTTCCTTCATCTATCATCTGATAATAAGCAATAAGATGGGGCTGTAATTTCTTCCAGTTAGATACTTTAATCCATAAGTCTCTAAAGAAATTCTTAATCTTATTAAGCAATCCTTTTTCTTGCCTAGATATCATATAGTCTCTAAATCCTTCTGCCATATCCTCTTCAAGTGACAGATTATCCTTATCCCCATACATTCTTTTAGCTTCATCATAAAGAGCTTGTCTTTCGGATTGGTCAAGAAGCAGATCAAATACTACATGAAATGCTTCATGATAAGTAGTTCCTTCTGCAGCTATATCTGATAAAGTGATTATACCGTTATTTAATTGCCCCCAAGCAACAGCTCCTAATTCTCCTGCTCTAATAAGTCCAGACGATATTTTTACTCTGTCCTCTCTGGATAATTGAGGCAATACTCTATTTAACCAAGACAGCTCCTTTTCTTTATTCCATATAGGTCTATTAGCATCTACTTTTCTGAATTTGGTTAAATCCAGGTCAGGCTCAAACTCTTCATCCTCTTCAATAATAGATTGTTCCGCTTGAATAGCTCTATTAGCTCCAGTAAAAGAGGAGGGAGTAGAAATTATAGTAGCTGGAGTATCCTTTGTACTTGCTCCTACAGATCTAGGAGCATCCATCTCTAAATTAGATATAATGGTTTTCTCATTAGCCATATCCTGTACTCTCTGAGGATTCTTACTAAGAACCTCCTTGATAGTATCCTTAACCTGCTGTTCATTCATAGTTAAAGGATCATTCTCAATAAGAGTGAATGAATTACCATTAGGAAATATCACCAGATATGAGTTACTAGCTATATGAGGAGTTTCTTCACTATATCCTCTAGTAAGATTAGGAATCTTAGTCATATAAAGATCTACCCCATTTATCTTACCAATACGAGCCAAATACCCTCTATATAGTTTATCATCATGAACAAAGTATCCTACCTCAGAGTTCTCCAGGTTATATTCTGGTAGCACATTATTAATAGGATCTTGAATTTCATTCACACTATTAAATATAGGTAATGAAGAATCTACTCTAGCAGGAATATTAGTCCTAACAGCACCAGCTAACGGAACATTCACAGCAGGATTATACTTAATTATTATACCTTTTTCCTTTGTTATATTATCGACATTATTGTTACTATCGTAACTTAATCTAAATGGTAGAATAGCTAGAGTAGTAATAGGAGTATGATACTGAGATTCAAATAGATTCTTGTAAGCGCTCAATTGAAGTGTATAATAGTCATAATTACTCATCCTTTGAGATGGGGCCTTGGTCCTAAAGTAATTAACTTTCTCTCCATATTTATTGATAAAGTCATGAAAACTGTATTTGCTTGTCTTTATATCATATATTCTGAAATTACCATCAGAATCTACTGAAAGAATGTCTACTTCCCCTGCAACTCTTGTTCCATCTTCATATTTCTGAAAGAGCACAATATTATTAGTCAAGAATCTTTCCCCCCTTGTCTCCATATTAGATCTTATCTCAGTTAGAGAGTCAATAAGTTCTGAGAAAGCCTGATCACTTACATTAGATGGCTTGATAGGAGTTTCATTAGATGTAAAGAATCTTCTTACTATGTTATCTATTATGCTCCCAGCATCTAAAGCTCTCTTGGAATTGGTACCAGATATACTATCTTGTATAATAGTAGCTATTTCGCTCCTACTCTTTACATCAGTCTTATTATTATAAGGGGTTAAGTCTACTTTATAACGGTTACTTAAAGTGGTGAGATAGTTATTAAACCTAATAGGATCATCTACTAGTTGGGCTAGTTTAGCCCTCATCTCCTTCAGAGTATCTAATTGCTTCTTTGATACTACCCAATTATCACCCAATCTTTTATGCACCCTATCATATGCATGATACACACCATCATCCTCTAATATATAATAATAGTCACTATCTGTCCTATCTTTATCTACCTTTCTTTGATTTTCAGCTATACTACCTATTACCTTTTTAATATTAGTGGAAGTATCTTCTCTTGCTGCTACTTTAGATTTAACTTCTTCTGCTTCCTTACCTGTAATATACTTTTGAGTCTCTCTATCAAGTATCTTACCACTAGGTAGTAGTACTTTATTATTCCACATCATGGAGCCATTAGAAGCCTCCCCAAAATTATTGCTTATCCAAGCTAAATCATTGATTAATTCAGCATTCTTTGGATGAACTTCCTGTCCATTGCTGTCATAAATAATTCCCCTGGTCAAATCTGCATGATAGATGATTCCTCCTGCAATTATTTTAGTTCCAGGGATAGAACTATCCAGCCCTCCTATTGGATTCTGTATCTTTCTTGTGATGCCTGGAGACATAGAAGCAGGACTTACAGAAGCATGTAAATTGCCTTCTATATCAAAATAATCAGTAGTAAACCAGCTACTTATTACTCTAGCATCAGAGATATTTGAAGTAAGTACATTTGAATTAATTAACATATTATTGTACCCACCATTGTTTATCATACCAATATTTACCTGAATAGGCAAATCAAAGTCAAGAAGAGTGTCTAATATCTGTTGAGTAACAGCATTAATATCCACTGTGGACTGGCCTTCTCTAATATCATCAGTAGTAAATATACTACCTATAAAATTAGGGTCATTTAATACTACGAATGTAGTATCCTGTTTCCTAATTCTCTTTCCATTGATATTCTCATATATTTCTTCTCCCCTAGCATTTCTATATGTTTTGGTAAATTTAATACCACTTCCATTCTCTGAAGAAAACCAATCAATATGTACAGTTCTAGTATCTCCACTAGTATCTATATACAAATATTTTCTTAGCTCATTCATAGCCTCTGTGACATCTGTCTCACCATTAGAAGAAGCTAGCATATTAATTGCTTTTAATATACTCTTAAATATTGGAGTGTTCTGAACTTGGATATCTTCAGGGTTAAATTCTCTCTTATTAAAGTGCTTTACTCTTACAGCTGCAGGAGAGTATTTTCCTGCAGCATTAGGTATGAGAAGGTACAATCTACCTTCCTTATTACTCATATCTACAGGTTTAATAACAAGACTATCATCCAGCCTATTATTAGTTGATAATGTGCCGTTTCTAACTATACCGAAAATAGCAGATCTCCCTGGTGCAGATACATTAGGAATATCAGCTAAACTCCTCTCTTCTGTACCATAAGGAATCTTTCCTACCATTATCTTTGATACTCTAGTAGTGGGAGTAGCTATGAATCTCTTAGTCTTATCCCCTAGCTCTCTAAACTCCTCTCTTATCCTCTGCTCAAGAGCTTCCAGTCCTTCATATCTACTTACTGAATATTCAGATTCATCAAGACTACCTATTATCTGATTATTCTTAGTATCTATAAGGAAAATAGTATTATCATTAAAGCTTGGATCAATCATAAATCCCACATCATCTCCAACTCTAAGGTTGCCTTCATTAATATAATTAAAGGCATTATTATCTTTAAGATAATTATATATAGCATCAAAATTTACTCCCTGTTGCCTTTCAGGAGCTACTATATTAAATGGTCTAAAATCGCCTTCTTTGCTAGCCTCAATGTGTATCTCAGGTATAGAGGGCCTATAATAGAGTCTACTATTTGAAGGTCCTTTATCTATAGGCTGGATAGGTTCTATCTTATCATTAAAGCTCTTATTCTCCTCTTGAATATTAGAAAATTCTATATCACCGACAGGTGAGGCATAGGAAGAAACCATAGAAGAGCCAGCATTAACAGGAGGGATAGTAGTAGTTTCACTACTTCCTGTCACATCAGATATTGGAGCTGTAGGATCAGGAGATCCTTTCTCTTTCAATACTCTATAACTTTGAGAAAAGTTATTTCTAAACCTCTCATCATTATTAACTTGGGTCAAAGCTTTAAACAGAGCATATTGAGCCTCCTGAAATTTAAGGAGATTTTGTTCAGGAGTCAAGGCCTCATCATATGTTGCATCCTCATCCTCCAAATAAGGAGAATTAGGATTAGCAAGTTCATTTAAATTAATGGATCGTTCATATTGATTTTGCCATATCTTTAAAGCATCATTTTTCACTATTTGCTCTTCTGGAGCAGCATTTAATACTTCCTTAAGTTTTATGTTGTAATCCTCGGTTTCCTTATAATTCTTAGCTAATGAGTTACCTGTATCACTTAATTCATCCACTACTTCATTTTTCAGAATATCATGACTATCATCATTAACAATTTTTCTAAATTCTGATAGTGTAGTAGCTTCAGATAACTTAGACTTGATATCATTTTTAACCCTGTTTGTCTCTCTGTCTAATCTTTTTTTAACGGCATCATTACGTTTCTTCCTTGATTTATTAGGGTCTGCAATGATATCTTTTAAAGACTTATTAATATTTTCGAGTCCTTTACTAATCTTATCTAGATCCTTAATCTTATTAACTAGAGATTGTTTCTCATCAAAGGATACAGAAGGAGAATCATCTGCAAGTAATGTCTCTACAGTAGTTTTGAATGAAGGATTAGAACTCAGGGATTCTATCATATCTTCTTTAGTAGAATATCTATATTGAGATGATAACTGTGGAGAAGATGTTAAAAGAGAGTTTATGCCCTCATATATCTCACTAGATAATTGATCATATCTTAATATATGATCTCTAAATTGCTGCTTTAAGAACAAGCTATTCTCTAAAGTCTCCTCATCCATATTAGGATAATTTTCCTCAAATAATTGCTTGTCCTGACTATAAGTATCTATCTTAGATTTAAGTAGTTCTATCTTCTGTTGCAATATAGCTCTTACAGATTCTATGTCCATAGCATTACCATTCTGAATGAATGGTCCTTCTCCATTTTTTGATGTTTCTTGTATAATAGAGATTATCCCATCATCTGATAAATCAACAGAATTCTCAACCAATCCCTTTAAATAATTTAGATCTCCAGCATTATCAAACATCATAATGTCAGAAATGAATTGGGCAGATTCTGCTGTCTTATAATTATATGTATCATCAGAATCCAAAGCTCTATTCATATCATCTTGTATAGCCAAGTGCCTGACTAGACCATTATAATAACTATTAATTTCTTTGCTATTCTGTAATCTCGTATTTATCTGAGTAGCTACATTATTAGCTTCTTGAGCCTGATTGTATGCCTCTCTCATCTCAATAAAGGCATTGTTCTCTAATGTAATAGGAAATCCTCCTCTCTTCAACATAGGTACACCTATGGATCCTATTAGAAATCCAGACATGAAATCCACAGCAGTATCACTATCTTTCATTGTATCAGAATAAGATTTACCAAAAGCTGACCATAGGTTTGCTGTAAGTTCTCTCTTTTCTGGATTAAATATACTCTCATTAAATGTATTATAATCAGTGTAATTCTGGGGAGTACTGCTAATGATGGATTGCATAACTTCTTCAGTACCCTCAGAAAAAGCATCTAATGCTTTTTTACCTCCGGCTTTAGCTAGATACCAGGCCGCATTATCAGCTGCAAAGGTATCCCCAGTCCTCTTTAAAGCACCCTTTAGTCTCTTAGCAGTACCAAACCCTCTAGAAAAAAGATTCCCAAATTGAATATTATTAGACATAGTTAGCAAAGCTATATTAGAGGCAAATATAAAATTGCCAGCCTTAGTAGCATCATCTTCTATGTCTTGAAGAGTCTGTATATACTGATTATTTAATTCTCCTAAATCATAGCCCATAGAAGCTAATTCATTATATCTCTGAGTTGCAGCAGCTTTCTTGTAATCTACTTCTTCATTTCTATTTGAGATTGCTTCTATGCTTGCTTCTCCTATGGATGATGTAAGGGAAGGAACAACTCTAGATAAAAATTTAGGGGCTCCTGACAAAAGTTTAGATACTCCCATACCAGGTATAATCATACCTTCAGTATAACCTAGATTCTGAAATAAGTCAGCCCAAAATATACCAGATCCCATTTTACCTATAAGAGATCTATCTTGATACTCATTTCCCCTATAAATAGGAAATGCTTCTCTTGTAGATTCCTGCCATTCAACTAACTTATTATTAACCGCATTATTCCATAATCTGTCTATCTCCCCTGAACCAACAACTTCAAATATCCCATCTACTAAACCTATAACACCACCTACAGCAGTAGTACCTGCAATGACTAAGTTATTTACTAAGGCATTGCCAGCCATATCCCATCCTGATTGTTTGCGAGCCCTTAGATCATCTATAGTAAGTCCCTCATTAATAGAAGTGGGTATATCCCCTAAATACTCATCATATTTAGAATCATTCGTGAAGTATTGTCCTACATTACGATTCCTCGGCTTTGTCTCAAATGGCTTATACTCTTCTGTAAGATAAGCAGGATTCCAAACAGGAGCAACATCAGATCCTCCTATTTCTTGCTCCATATAATAATTTTTATTTTCTTCTTCCATATCCATATTTATTCAGATTCTGCAGCAAATAGCTCCAATAAGTCATACAATGCTGTAGAGCCCATAGTTCTTATATATTCATCTCTCCTCTCTCCACCATTCAATTCATCTTGAAGAGTATTAACAGCTAGTACTCTTCCACTACTATCCATTAAAATTTTAACTATATCACCACTCGTAGCATCATATAGTGCAGCTCCTTGATGATTTGGAAATCCTTCGATAGGAAATATAGAAACATTAGACATATCTCTAACATCTGCACCAGACATAATAGCTTGGTACTGTTGATGAGATATTGGTGATAAATTCCTAGCTATATTATTAGAAAAATCCCCAAGATATTCATTAGTCTTACTTATTTCCTGATTAAACTTATCTACATTTTCTAGACCATAAAGTGTATATGGTTCTCCTTCATAAACCAGCTCCAGTTTAGGATCACCTCCCTTATCTAGTACTCTAATTTGAACTTCATTAAAATCTATATCATCTAGTTGTTTATAGCTAAGGAATTTTCCCCTATCATTTACTAATCCAAACCCCTTCTTCTTAATATCTTCCCTAGAAGCAGATTTCAGAACATTTTTGATCCCAGCTCTTACCTTTTTATATTGTGTTTCATCAATATTTAGAGGAAAGAAAGAGTTATCTTGCTTTGCCTGAGTTTGATCCAGCTGTAGGCCTATACTTATATTTTCATATGGAGTGCCTCCTAAGAATCTATATTTTTCTTCTAGTTCTGTTAGATTTCTACGCTCCTCTACTAATTTCTCTCTAGCTTTATCAAGATTTCGAGAGGCCTTTATATACTGGCTATAACCTAGTGGTAATCCATCAGGGCTAGTCTGTATATCTACTCCATCTATAGATCTGGATAATCTGCCAGGAGATTGTATATAGGCATGTATTTTACTCATATCGAATGATGGATTGTTTACTACGCTATGATACTGTTCGAGAGCCATATCTAGTTCTCTTTGTGCTGAATCCAATCTATCTGTAGTATATCCTGTAGTAGTAGGTCTTAATCCTCTAAGAGTCTCTAACTGCTCTTTAGGCATTTCGCCTGTAGCTCCTAGCACAGCTCTTGGGGCTATTAAAAGAGACCTCTCTTTAGGGGTATCTTCTTTGCCTGAACCTCTTCTAGACAGGTAATCTCTCATAGCATAGTCATAATATTTATTATTCAGAGTCTGGTAATCAGTTTTGCCTATAGCTTCCCATAGCCCCCTTCCAGCATAATTATAGGCCCTGTCTATTAGTTCCTGATTATTCCAGTTGGGAATTTGAGAACTACCTATAACATCATCTAATATCTGCTTAAGTATAGCTTGCCCATTAGGGCTTTTCTGTAATACATCCACAATTTCTTGAGGGCTATAACCACTCCTTACTATTGATTCAAAATATTGCCCTCCTAATATATTACTCCACTTTCTAGGGTCATCTCTTATAACTTGAGAAAGATTTTTTGCAGCTTCTCCAGCCTGTTTAGCTAAGGCCTCTCCAGATTGCATTTGATATGAAAGAGAGGGATTTCTTATTAAATCATCAAGACTGAGCATAGAGGCATCAGTATTAAACATCATGGTATTATCTCTTAATAAGGCCTCTCTCTGCTCATTAATTAACTCATTCCTCCTTTGATAAGCTTGTTCTATGGGTATTATATCCTTAGAATATCTTTGTCTCATATTAAGTATATTCTGCCTACTGATAGGATTTAATCCTTCTCTTGCCAATTGCCCAGCTTGTTTCTCAAGATCATCAGAATAAGACTTATATAGGTTATAGGCATAGGGATCAGTCTGTTCATTAGCTAATTCATCCCATATATTAGCTTTAGCTGATAAATCTGCATAGGCATTTTCAATATCTTGATGGGCTTCTGTAGACATCTGTACAGGCTGTAGCATCTCAGCATAGGAAAAAGGCTTGAACTTACTATTAATTACTATATAATTAGCTGCCATATTATCTGTTCGGTATTGTTATATAATTTAATCTAGAATTAGATTTTCTTTTACTTGCTCTTGCAGCTTCTGCTCTTACAGATTCTTTCTCTATATCACTCAAATCTTGATACCCATTCTTATAATGGATCCTACCATTTCTGTCAATAGAGTAATATAGGGCATTATTAGTGGAAATCATGTTTCTTGCTGTCTCTTCTCTACCTATGTCTCCAAGAGAGTCAAATAGGTTAGTTAGGTTAGCAGTTCTTCCTGCAGAAGATCTCATATCTGCCTGGTCTCTTAATTGAGCCTGAGCAGTTTTTGCTTGTAACCTCAATTTATCGTTTGCTTGATTGGCTACAGCAGCTCTTAATCCCATTTCAGAGTTAAATTGGTTAGTCCCTCTATTGAATGCTTCAACTCTTTCTCTTTGGGCAAGATTATATTCTTCAGCCTGCCTAGCTAAGTCACCTAGTCTACCTTGAGCATTATAATCAGCAGCTAATAACCCAGCCATAGCTGTAGCTCTATTCCCCCCTGATTGATTCACTATAGCTCTTCGGGTAGCGCCTGATTGAGCATTTAGCTTATTGATATAATAGTTTCTGTCTAATGGCTTATATGTCAAATAATTTCCTATTGGGGTGTAATCTACTTCTGTAAGATTGTCGGCTACATTACCTATCATATTAGCACTACTATAATCTGGTCTATTAGTCAAACCTAAAGCATCAGATAGAACACCTAAACCTGAGCCAATAGTAGGAGCATATCTCAGCCATGATAAACTTCCATCTTGTACAGGGGTAGTTGAAGAAGGCCATTGTGTACTTCTATTACCCCTTAAAGATTCTACAGTAGGGGAAGACATTCCTACTAAATAATTTCTATCCTCATTCAGAACAGAAGGAAAATTTTGCACTTGAATACCTCCGTCTGCAAAAAGACGGCCTCCCTTAGCATATTTTCTGGATTGCCTTTCACTTTTAAGTTGTTCCTGTGCTTGTTGTAACTTTGTCATAGTATCTATTAAACCTCTTTTACTTATAGGATCATTTGGTCTTTCTGAAGACTCTTTACTCATTCTCTCAGCAATATCTGCAAATGAATGATTGGCGTAACTTGTAGGAAGATTATAAGAAGATAATAAATCTTTTGTAGCGAATAATCTATTACTAAAGATATAATCATTAAATTTCACCTCTCCCTGCTCAACAAGGTTAGGTGTCCCATCAGGTGCAATACCCATTGGGACTCCCTCTAAAGGATTCTCTTCATGAATTCCCCCATTGCCAATAACAGTAACTCCATTTGAGAAATCGCCTCCATGTACCAAGCTTCCACCGTCTGCATAGGTATTGGAAAATCTATTAGCAGCTCTTCTCTGTCTTTCTATGTATTGTGGATTTTCTCTAATAGATTTTTTAGGGGACAATACCTTTTGGAACATGAAATCGGACAATTGGTTAAGATCCGCATCTTCTTGATTCCATATTTCATATCCTGGTCTTGAGGGTAAATATTCCTCTATGAAGAAGTCTATCTGGCTTTCTATCCCATCTTTCCTATCTTTATCTTTTAAAAATTTCCTGTATCTAGACAGAGAATCACTACTTTTCGAGTCAGTAAACTGGAATAATCCATAATCCTCCTCTCCATTTTTATACTTACGGCCAGCAGTATAATCAAATCCAGATTCTCTATATATATTATCCATTATTACACCATACTGATCCTTTGTTAGTCCTTTCTTCTTAAGATAAGAAGATACTTCATTTGCCTTCTTAGTATCTACATCTCTAAGGTAGAGATTATTATTTTTATCAATATTGTATACTCCAAGATCAAGAGCTGTATAATAATCATTATTGTTTAGAGCAGTTTTATATCTATCAAGCCTGCTCTTATCTATATATCCGGATGTATTGCTAAGTAAAGAATCTCTTAACTCCATAGGTTCTAAATCTTCTATTGATGTTCCATCATATCTGGAACTTTCTCTAATAACTTTATCTCTAAAATTATCCATAGAAGATTTATCATACAAGTCATTCTCAGATTTACCAATTATAAATTCAGGAGCCTGGTATTGCCACCATTCTAATGGTCCTCCATCTGCATGTTTCCATTTAGAAGCATTCCTAGCGAAGTTTGCTCTCTTCACAAGGGTGGAAGAATACCTATCCTTATTAGCAAGTATATGCCTTGCATATTCTTGAACACCCATACCAGCTCTTTTAGCAGCTGCTGTGAATTTACCCCTATTCTGCTTCTTGATATGAATTTTACCACCATCAGCTGCATAAGAAGCCATAGCGTTAATATCATTTTGAGTATCTATATTGGCAGCTCTATTCTCTAGAGAAGCTAAATTTTTAGCATTAGCTAGTTTTATCTGCTGATTATAAGCATCAGCCTGTTTCTTTGCTTTAGTATCACCAGTAATCCATCCACCTACAGCACTACCTAATCCTAAGATACCCCCTATAATAGCTCCTGGCAATCCTCCTATAGCAGCCCCTGCTCCCGCACCAGAACCTATAGAACCTAGTGTATTTCCTAATCTCTGTCCAGTAGTTCCACCTCTTATATCTGTCCAGGAAACTCCTTCAAGAGGAGAGTAGTTACCCCATTCACTCAATAAATCTTCATTATTATTAGCTCCGACCACATATGATTGAGCTTGGTCTATGGAGTTTTCAATAGCTGAAGTATCAGCTAATTGAGCATTTTGCATACTAGCTCCCAGCATATTAGATAAACCTGCTCCCACAGCAGAGATATTACCACTCAAAGCTGAAGCTTTATCCATTGCACTAGGAGTCTGTATATCTCCACCATCCACAAATATATTAAGTGGTTTATTGGATTTTCTTATAATTCTTCTTTTAGGCATATTATATATGTTTGATTACAAAGATAAGATACTATTACGAAAATATCAACTGTTTATATAAAATGATAAGGGTGAATAAATGAAATCATTTACTCACCCCTTAGAAAGTTATTATTCAAAATAATGGACTATCATATCATGAAGCAGGGTTTTATTAGTGTTCTGGGTTTCCATTGACAACTTGATATACAACCAAGGATTTCTCATTCTATCTCTATTATTTGAGATATCCCTTGGTATATTAGCCCTCCATATTCTGAACTTCTTTTTTAATGTTGCAGGTTTCCCAATAACATTATTAAGAGTAGAAACACCTGACTGATACTCATTCCAAGTGGTCAAAGTATCAAAGGTAGTATTAAGTAAAGAGTCTTTATTCCAAGAATCTGCTTTAAACTCCAGAGTATTGAATACTTTATCTAGAGGCATATCAGGATTAGCTATTATAGTAGTAGAGAAAGGCTGATACTTATTAAAGTACATATTATAATCTCCCTCATTATGAAGCCATACTCTATATACAGTACCTCCACTTGCAGGATTAAGAGCTAGTCCCTTATCTTTAAGATTTATAAAATAAGGAGTATGCTCATAACTATAAAAGGAAGAGAACTGAGAGAGTGGTTCTGAAAATGCTAGGCACTCATCCTTCGATATAAAGAATACATCTCCATTTACCTTGTCATAATAAGTAACAAAGCCCTTGAAATTAACAGGATCCCATATGTTTATGCCAGTTGATTTGGCATTGATCCATGAGTGGAATCCTAATCTATCAGATATATTATCGAGCTTTCCATTAAATAGAAATATTCCTTTGGTTATATCATCTATAAAATATATTCCATTAGGTGTTTCACATATTGACCATTTATTGGAGCACCCCACTCTATCAGTTATATATCTTTTACCATTTACCTTTCCACTATTAGCTATCTCAATTGGTACTCCGTCAGTGGAGGAAACTTGCATCTGTTCATTATACAATACCTGGCTAATTCCTCTATCTTGAAAAGCTATGAGATTATTATTAAATCTTCTTATGGCTCTAACACTTCCTTTATCTCCATCTAGATCTAAAGTAGAAGCTAAGGTGACATTAGTCCAAGAATCCACTAATTCTCCAGCAGTCTTAGTCTTTGTCCAGGTAACTGTATTATGAAAGGTATCCAAATTTAATCTTTTTGAGCTAATGCCTCTATAATTAAAGAAATTATTAGTCTGACTATATACATCATTCATTAAATTAAAATTAGTAGGAGTCATAGCAAAGTTGGATGTTTGCCCCCTATTCCTATCATACCTACCATCAAGATTAATTCTTGTTTCACACATAAATGATATAATATCAGTTATAGCATTCTGATCTTCAAGAGTAAATGGATAAGTCTTTAGATGATCATATCTCTGATAATACGTATCTCCTTCTGTCCATCTAATAAAAACTACATCTTTAGGATAACCATCTGCATCAACAAGAGATACAGGCTCTCCAGCAGGAAGCCATTGATTATTCTCAAATGCTTCTTCAGTTTGACCCCCAAACCTATTCTGAACATTATCATTATATAACTCAGCTAGCCATAACCAACCAAATTCGGGACCATATCCGGATTTAGAGCCATTCTTGATTATTGGAATTTGAATATCCAGATAATCTTGAGAAACCCCTACTGCTTCAGAATCGGACCAGAAAGGCTTATGATTAGACAGATCAGCATTCTCATTGTTTATAAACCAATTAGCATTTCCAGACCCCACATCATTATCCATGAGAGTAGGTAGTATCCTTATCTTATGGTCAGATGTGTAATTAAGAGCTAAGACTGCATGAGGAGTAGATTTATATTTCATACTAACAGGATCTGTTCCTGTAGATTGTTTTGCATCTGATTCTGGTAGGATTGCATAGTCTCCAGAGAATATAGAGTGCAAATAATTTGCACTCTGCCTCAACCCGGTAGTCACAATGGGATACCCATCCTTTTTCCCTCCTACTAAAGGATAAGTAATAATTTTATCAACATTCCCGTAATAGTTTATATCGTTAAGTCCTGAATTTTCAGGAGCGGGAACTCTGATTAAAGATACCTCGTTTGAATCAAACATAGAAACTCCTGATATTCCTGTCTTAGTTGTACTACCAGCTGTATAAGCGTACCATATATCTGAAGGGTTAAAGTAATATGAATTTAAGGAGAACCTCAGATTAGAAAGTTTCTTCTTATCTAACATAGCTGACCTATACCCTTCAGTAGCATTCTTAGTATTATTAAGAGATCCATTCCTATGAAATGGGTATACTACAAATCCAGTTGGAGCTAATGTGGGGTTATCTGTAAGAGCTCCACTAAGTTCGTCTAGCCAAAAAACACCTGACATAATACCTCTATATCCAAATCTGGAGATATTCTCTACCCCTACGGGTTCTTTATAAAATCCTATAGCTGTGGTATCTTGTCCTTTATAATTAAGTGGTGGAGTAGAGGTTTGAATATCTATATCTCCAACAAAAGAAGTTATGGGAACAAACCCTACTATTCTGAGTTTTAAGCTAGAACTATCTATACTTCTAACATTCGTATCAAATTCAATATCAGGAGAGTGGAAAGTTAAGATAGACTGATCTACATAAAAGTTCTCTTTATTTTCTGATACCCACTCTGATGTTTTGATATTATTAGACTCTATTGATATATAAGGATTAGTAGGAGGATCATAAATACACTGTATTTCCGCCTTTCTGTCATCATTTGATGGAATAGGATAATTATGCCTGAACTCTGCCCATGCTCCTCTGTTAGTTGTATCTATAGTCACTGTGAGATTATAATCTGTAGCAGAATGCAGTTCCCCTTTACCATTATACATAATCCCAGCTCTGGAATTAATAAAATTCACCAAATCACCTGTATCCCTGCCATTAGTATCGGCGCTATAATTCTCACCAACCTGTTTATAACGGAATGCCTTACGTTCATCAAAAGGGGCATTAGCTCGGACGAACCAAGAGGATTGGGAAAATGGAGCATTATTATATCTATCCTGGACATTATAAACAGTAGGGCATAATATTCCCTGACAAATACACTCTCTATCATATAATGATGGGAATACTATTAGTGGCCTTACTCTAATGTATCCTTGAGATACTAGCTCATTAATAATTGTTCTATTTTTAAATAAAACATCACATTGAATTAAATTAACTATTTCTTTACTTGAGTAGTTAGAATCTATATGAACAGTATTCCTTACATCCTTTACCCATACAGGCTCTGACCATTTTCCAGTATAATGTTGAAACTGAAGTCCTAATCTATATGTTTCCAGATACTTAAATGTTTTGATATCTGCAGATGATTGCTTTAAATAGTTATAATATGGATAATATCCAGTAGGTTCCGGAGGCTCTATTACATGACCTATTTCTCCAAACGTAGGAGTCAAAGACTTACAATAATCTTTAACCGCAGAACTTATTAATCTACGGTTTAGTACTATATCTCCAAGGAATAACGTATTATCTTTCTGAGCTATAGTACCTACTGTAATATCTTCTCCTCCTACATATAGGAGCTCTGTAGGATCTATTATATCTCCAGATTCTCCAGTGTCTGTATAGGATACATGACTCTGAGAATAGTCATCAACTAGTATATAAGTCGATGGATCATCTAATAGAGAACCCTGATAATATAGACGCGTATCTCCATGTATACCTGGATTAGACACTATGATTTCTAGAGTTTTCCCCTCCTCTATATATACTATATTCCCTCCAGGTAAAGAGACTTGACTATACTGAGATGAATTAAGCACCCATTTATGAACAGGATCTGTACTTTCATTCGGTATAAGTGTCAAGGATGTATATGACCCTGATGAAACACTCAAAACTCGTATATCTTCTGTGTTACATATGTCAGCGAAATAAGGTAATCTATACCTACCAGGAATAGCAATTGCTAAATCTACTACTCTTTTTATAGTTGGGATGGCATCTATAGATGTTCTATGTATAGAATATACTCTGACATACTCAAAATTCTTATCAACTTTATCTATAGCTATATTAAAGCTATTCCCTATCTTGTCTTCAGGATTTGCTCCTCTATTGTTGTAAGATATATAATATAGAGGAGAAGTATAGAATATGTTGCTTTCCTGTGCATAACTGTTTACATAGGTAAAAGCATATTGTATCACCCCTGGACTAAAGTTTCCATTAGTTACTATATCTCTATTAATATTCACTACTTCCTGAAGTTTTAACCTCTGGACGAAATCAAATGAAGTATCAGTCCACTTTTGGATTATTTCATCAGCAGCCATTATATTAATAACTCTTGGTTGATTTAAGCCATCAACCCAATATATCTTCTTTATCTCAGAATTTTCGTAAAAAGACAAGGTTTCAATAGGGTGATCGGTACTAAATCCTAGACTCCCTAGATACAATAATTTTCCTTCCAGTTTAGAATCTTCATTAAACCAGAGTTTATAAATCCTATCATCAGAACCTAAAGATTTGGAAGTGGTAAATATTACCCAATTATCATCAATCTGAGCTTGGCCAATAGGAGTACCTGATAGAGTATGACCGATATTCTCTATGTCAGTTGTCAAATTTCCTTTTTCATTTACCATACTGAATAGAGTGCTCTCATCAGTAGGCATTATCCTGATATTTCTATTCTCATAGGCGTATTCTGGACTGAAAGCAGAAGCACTTAAGTCTCTCTGCATTCCTTTTATTCTAAAAGATATTGATTTTAGCATAGTTTACTGTAGTTTTAATACTTCCTTAGTGCCATTATTTCTAAATCCGGTTCTATGTTCTGAATCTCTCAGTATAAGAGTTCTCCAAGAATTAAAGAATGATTCAGCCTTATCTATAGATAATCTATTAAATTCAGACTGACAATCTCCTACCGCCCAAGCATACTCCTGTTGTGTATTCTGTAATACTGCCGGACCTATCTTTCCTAGATCAAAAAGTATAGTAAACCACTGTTTTTTTATATATAACTCTAGAGCTCTAGTATAACTGCTATTATCTGGAAGTAATGGGTAGCCTTCTGAATCTGTAGCAATGGCTAAATAAGCCACTTCAATCTCACCTTCTTTAATAGAAGTGTATATGATATTTCCCTGAATCTTATAAGTTAGATCTGTAAACTCTTCTCTGGATGCCCTGCATTCACTCATATGGAATGAGTCTGAAGAGTATCTAAAGGTTGGTCCATTTAATTTTCTAACTTGAATCATCTGGCTATAATCACATGGTAGTAAAGCTCTATAATTTTCTATATCAAGTATTTCAGTTTTTTCTACAAACATATTTGGAGTTCCTACTATTCTCATAAAATCTACAGTAAATGCAACTGCCTGCTCTAGTGTAACATCCTGCATTAATGGATGCTGCATTATCCTGTCCAAAATATATCTGATATTAACATAAGATTCTGCCATAGTAGTATATATTAAATATTAAGATAGGCGCTATGCCCTTTTAAATTAAAAGCATCAGGCAATTTTCTTTCCTTTATACTCTCCTTTAACCTTCTTTTTAAGTCTCTATTAACATTAAATTGATAGAATGTTTTATTAGTATATTCTGCTACATACCTATTATAGTAGACTCTATATACTTCTTTCTCCTCTGCTTTAATGAGTGTTTTATTTTTATAGGATTCCTGGTCTTCATACCAGAGCTTGAGAGTCCTGTTCCAATCAATGGGTAAATTAGTCTTGATTTTTTCATCCTTTATAACTATTTTAGCTTCTTCCTTTCTTATCTCTAACCTTCCTAGCCTATACGGAAATGTGATATCCTCTCCTTCCAGGAGTTTATCTCCCAGTATCCTATTTATCCTTCTAGTAATATGAAAATATTGAGACTCTGTTAGTACATATTCAGAGTTCTTTGGCTTTATTTTTCTATAATATTTAAAGCCATCATAGATACCATAGGAACCCTTTATCTTATGTCTTCTAGGCCCTCTTACTTTCCTGATATTATTAGAGAATTCTTGGAAATTTTCTTCCTCCTCTTGATTATATTGAACTTCTTCCATATCACTGCTTACTTACTAAAACGTTTGATAAGTCATCTTTAGAATTATTATTTTCATCTTTAGGTCTGTAAATAGGATTAGTAAGCTCTTTCACTACCAACTCTATTAGAGGAGGTATTAATGCGTCTTCCAGTGGAAATTCATTGTCAATTGGATCACATATTGATTCTGCATCACCTGAACATAACAAATCATGAGGAAGCATAGGATCTTCAAAAATACCTGTAAATCTCACTTCTTCTAGATATAAATATTGAGGATTGTTAGATTTGAAGTATAAGTAGTTATCAGGCCCTAGTGAACAATATATTATATTCTGTAAAAACTTATTGTGTCCTACATATCTCATTCTATCTCTACTTACATAAGTTATTTCTCCTTGGTAGTAATCTATTGGATATACTCTTGGATTACCTATCTTCATCACAAATGGAATTTTTTTATCACTTCTAAGATACATTCCTCCCTCACATGGCTCTCCTGATATAGCAGGAACTCTAACAAGATTAAGACATATAGTCTGATAGTTACTCTCAGGTATTGGTTTCTTAATATCAGAGTATCTTTGCTTAAGCAGAAGTGTTCTGTATTTACCAAGTAAGAATATTATATGGTCTTCAGTGAAATAAGAATCATCTGATGATAATTTTAGTTCATCTAATACCATATATACTAGTTCTCTATATTTGCTCATACCTTATATATAATTATATATTAAACCCCTGCTACAAAGATAGGTAAAATATATCTAAGTAGCAAGGGTCTTATTATTTTCATATTAGAACTATTAAATCAATTGTTATATTGTTTTCCCATTACAGGTAATTGAAGTAGTTGCCACATACTCTGGATAAGGAATAAGACACGTAGAACCATATAGACAATATAAGGCTTTATGAATTATCATGTACTCCTCATCAGTAATAAAAGATTTACAATCACTCCTTAAAAGCTCTTCTATGAAGATAAGAATAATTAATTTTCCAACTTCAGAGTAGCTTTTATATCCAAACTTTGAAAGAGTATTAAAGTATCTATCTAGAGAAGTATTAACTAAGTCCTCCATAACAGCCACATTTATCAACTACAGCATCCTTTCTAATATCCTTAAAGAATCTCTCCCAATACTTGATAGCTTGAGGATAATGACCAGTTCTTACTGAGAGCTGAAAGGCTTTAAGTTGTAGTATAAAGTTAATAAATTTTTTAGGAATAATACATTCATTTTCTACCTCTTTAATATAGTTTAAAGATTGCTGATATAGTGGGTATAAAGCAATTACTACCCCTAATGTTAAAGTATTGTCTTCGCCACAAGGTGTGGAAGAAGATGGAGTTCCTTTGGTTTTAACCCATACAAAAAACATATTATCGAGAAGAGATGGTAAGATTTCACTTATTCCCAGCTCTAACCTAGTAGATTTACTATTACCACTTATAGTAGTTTTATAAACAGTACTTGTGCTGGGACCACTTTCAGTAAAGGTATCTTGAGTATCTATAGAGATAGTATCCAAATAAACATTTTGATAATATATAGAATCTATTACAGATACATCAATTATGAGTTGGGTTCCCTGAGGATTTATTCTTAATTCGTTAAACTGTATCATAGTATTATAAAATTAAAGGGAGACTCTATAGTCTCCCTTATTATACTATCTAACCTGCAGAGACATCAAGTGTCTTAATTGTTAAGCCTGTAGCCGTATTGATAGCTGAGATAATACTATTTGCAAGAGCATTACTTGCTTTATTATTAGCTCCAATTTTAGGAACTACAATAGTAATATCCTTCTCAGACTTCTGTACTGATTCATTAGGGCCTACATAAGCGTAGTGGATGTCAATTACATTATATTTAATATCAGGATCTACAAGATATTTAGTACGAATTACATAGGGAAACCCTACCATTCTATAAACATCTCCCCTTTCTCCCATGCAGAAATATTCTAGATCTGCTATTTTATGCCCATCAGGTATGCTATTGGTAGATGTTACTTTCTTTACTACTCCCCAGATTCTCTCATCACCATTGTCTATAATAAGGTCAGGTTGGATAGTAAAGTTTACAGGAGCTTGCTCCATTACACCAAGAATCCAATCTTGAGGAGCCTCTTCAATTATAATGCCAGTGTAGGTACCTGTAAGAGAGCTTTCCTTAGTATCCTTTGTAACTTCAGTCGGAGTCCCGGCTACTACCCCCGCATCACTTCCTTCTGTTTCCAGGTAGAATTTTAGAAGTCCCTGCTCTTCTCTACTAAAGTTCTTTACGAGAGATAATGCCAGCGTTTTATAAAAATCTGAAGCAGTCATTCCAGTAACAGCATGTACCATACCATACTTAAAGTACTGATCCTCTTCTGAAAGTCCAGGATAATTTCTGAAAGCTATTCTAAGAATATAATCTTGTGCTACCACAGGTTCCCCACCATTTACAGTGTTATCAAGAGTTAGTTTATATTTTGCTAGATCATAAGCCAGATCATCTGCATCTGTTGCCTTAGCATACAAGATATTTTTAATATCAATTAAATCACTTCTTGTCATGCCTCCTGCACCCATATATTCAAAATATAGATGAGATTTAGCTGTGTCTGACTTTACAGCAATAGAGCCTGCTGTATCAGATGCTATTCCATTTGAAGATTTTAATGCAGTGGCTACATAAAGTTGCCTAACTTGATTTGTAGAAAATGTTGCCATTTTAAATTTAAGATTAAATTATACAATCGTGTTTCTATTGTTTAGTTATATTAGTAGTTCTACTTAATAAGGCCAGCTGTACGGCTCTTTCGAGTATTGATCTATGAATAGCAGGATTCAGTTTACACTCCGTTCTTGCTTTCACACCATTAATAGATAGTGCATCAGGTAAGTTTACTAATATGATTGGATCAGGTTTAGTAACATATCTAACAAGGTACCTATCTATACTATCACCTAAACTAGTAATTATTTCTACCTTATTATTCCCTAGATCTAACCTTAGTGCTCTTTTATTATTAGGTCTCCTAAATGGATCCCTAATAGATCTGGTTATATCATCCTGGGTAGTTGGGATCACTGGAACCTCTTCTCCATTCAGACATCCTTCACCACTAAATCTAACAGACTCATAGGTAATAAACCATAGATCATCAGGAAGAGAGAAGAATATAGAGTCACTGTTTATTCCAGTATTAGTGCTAGATGTGTCTTTAGTAGTCGTATAAGTTTTAACTAAATCACTCAGATATCTTCTAATTTCTTCAGTTTTCTCAAAAGAATCCCCAGTAGGATTTTTCCCATTATACAAACTGATAACAATATCTTCTTGAGCTTTAGTTAAAAACACTGACTTCTCATATTCATCCAACTCTATGGTTAGAGGACTGCTCTCCATCCCATACTTATTGGGAGATAGAGCATAACTATTTAATAATGTATCAAATTCATTGGAAAATTCTTCAGTTGTCATTACTCACTTCTTTGTCCTAGTTCAACCATAGTTCTTAAATCCCCTGTATATGTAGATTTAGCCAATTCTACAGCCCTTTGCAGAATCTCATAATGAATTGAAGGGTCCAACTCACACTCTGTCACAGAGGTTATGCCATTAATACTTAGTCCCGGATATTCTGTAGATAAGTCTACTAATATAATTGGAGCAGGTCTGCTTATATATCTTATCCTATAGCTACCAGGTACAATACTTCCAAAAGGAAGTATGAGCTCAAATACTCTATTTTTTTCAGAACTAGAAGATATTAATCTCCAGCACTGATTCTTGAGGGGCCGTTTATAGGGCTTAGAGATAAGTCTAGAATATTCTATAAAGCTTATAGGTACTACATTGACTAATCTATTAATATTATTCTCCGTAATTTCACAAACCTCATTTAATGCAAACAACATATCATTTGGCATAAGAAACAGTAAACTTCTATCATCTATTTTAATATACTGAGAATTAGAATACGATGGGATAGTTATTGCTGTGACAAGACTGGAGAAATCTATCTGTCTCTTCTCATTATCATCAAACCCCTCCTGATATTTATTACCTTTTGGGTTAAAGTAATTCTTTAAAATCTCCTCCTGAGCTTTAGTTAAAAAAACTGACTTTTCATACTCATCAAGTCCAGGAGCAGCATTACTCATGATATTATTATATAATATATCAAATTCACTAGAGAATTCTTGAGTAGTCATATTATTTTGTTTTAGCTTCCAAAGTAAATTTAATATCTTGATGTTTAGGGGAATTAAGATACTTTGCAGCTATATTAAGAGTAGGTTCCTCATTTAATTCGCACAGTGGTGTATTATCACTTCTAAGATATAGGAAGTTGCCTCTATTTGAAATAAGTCCTGCTTCTATACTTTTCTTTATGAGTACCTTAGTTTTAAGCAATGGATCTGTTATGGTTTTAAGAAATAATTTACTATCAGCCTGTATAAGATTATTTGCCTTAGTCTGTAAAAATTCCAACTGAGATCCAGGAGAGGTAGGCCTACCATCTATAGCTTCTATTAATACTCTCAATGTATCAACATCATTCTCTATTTTACCATACTCTTTATAGCACTTCATAGTTGAGCTCATATTATCTTTAGCCATCCTAGTTTCATCCCCTTCTGAGATAATTACGAACTGATAGGTAGCCTTAGGAGAATCTTGAAGTGCTTCTAGGGATGGAGCTATATAATCTTTGTTTGCTAGTAATATCTTATATCTGATGTAATCTTCAGGATCTGCTAGATTAAGATAATTATCTAGTTTAGTTAATCTAACTTTTGAGATGCCACTATCATTACTATCATCCCAGAAATTATTTACCTTCTTATAAACACTGAGAGCATTATATTCAAGTCCCATTGCCTCTTCAAGGTAAGCCTTTTCTTTGTCTGTAAGGACATTAACAAACATTCCAGAGGATAATCTTGGAACTGTAAAGATTCTTACAGCATTTTCAGCCATTCCTCCAAAGAGTATATGTTTAGGGTTGGTTATCATACCTCCCTCTTTGGGAATATGCCTTATTATAACTCTCTCATTTCTTAGACAATTTATAAGAGGAGTATCATTATCTATTTCTTTTTTAGAGGCTTCCTTCACATTTTCATGTACTTCTGTAGGCTCAGGAATTTTAATCTCCTGAAGAGGTAGCTCAGAGGTAGTATCATTATCTACCTCAAAATCAAGTGCCTCATAATTTACTTTCTCTTCCATCTTTGTTCTAGACATATCTTCTCCTTATTATTTTAATAATAGTTATATAAAGAGAACTTGGGGGAGAATTTACTCCCCCATAATTCTCTTCAATCTGATTATTCTCAGCCCTGTAGAATAGCCGGAATAATAGACATAGTTCTTGTAGGATCAAGAACACAGATACCTAATGTAGCCATTCTATGTATGACTGCAGAATCTTCGTCAAAACTCATATAGGGATTTCCTATCTGACCTGTAACAATATCTTTGTAGAATTAATCTACCTTGCACTAGGCAAGCTCTATGTCTCCATAGAGATGAGACTATACCATCATCCTGATAAAGGATGGACATATTATAGTCGTTGAACCTTCTGAAGTACCACCTTCAGCTTGGCTGCTGATTGTCTAATCTGCTATATTGTCTCACCTTTGAAATATTGTCTATAAAGATAATTCCATTTTGAACCTCTTAAAATACAGTTTATAGTGTTTTTTGAAACTCCATATCTGTCTGCAATATCCTGAGCCCTCATAATTCCCTTCAGTTTATAAATCTCAATTACCTGGAATTCAGTTAATTTTGCTGAAGGCCTGTCCTGCCCATGTTGCATAAGATTGTTCAAAACAGCATGATTCCGGTTTTCACCTTTAGTACACCATTCAAGATTTGAAACATTGTTATTAAGTTTGTTTCCATCTTTATGATTTACTTGTGGTAAATTTTCTTTATTTTCAATGAACTGTAAAGCTACAAGTCTATGTATATAGAACTTTTTACTTTCAGAATTTTTTGTCAGAGTTACTTTAAGATAACCATCTGATGTGAGTACAGGACTTAACTCTCTACCATATATAATCCTGTTTCCATCAAGTCTTCTCTTAGTAAAAACTCTACCAGAATCACTTATTTGATATGAATCTCCATATCCTTTTAAGTCTTCAAAAACTTCTCTCATATCTTTGGGTTATTTATTTGGTACAAAGATATGGATTTTATTTCAAATTTGAAATAGCAGCTCTAAAGATTTTCCAGCAATTTAATGTCTTTTTCAATTAAGATTACTCTTAAAAGCCGCTTACAGTTTTAAGCTGCATACCTTGTAACTTGTTGATTAACAAGGTTTAACGGATTTCTCACATTTTAGTATTTAGCAAACCGCGCAACCAGTTTACTGGGATATTCACCCCTCTATGTTTCCATAGAGATTAGACTATATCTTCACTGAGTATATTACTCAGGCAGAGCATTTCCATCACCATTAGCTTGTGATGTACTCCCATCAGGGATAGTCGTTGAACCTTCATTTATATGGTAGTCACCATAATAAATGCTTGGCTGCTGATTGTCATGATTTAACCTTTTTAATTTAATGACAACATTCTTCATTGTAGTATAGGAGACATTATATAAATCTGCTATCTTTTTAAGTGAATAATATTGCCTTAAATTTGAAATTTGAGAAATCTGATAGGATGTTAATCTTGAATACTTTGGAACATTAAGACACTTACTTCTATTTCCATATCTAAAAGAATGATATACATTCTCTCTAGGAGTTACCCATTCAAGATTATCTATTCTATTATTCAGTCTGTTATTATCTATATGATTGACCTGATACTTTTTAGTATCATTATTTGGAATAAATACTTTAGCAACTATTCTATGAACTGGCTCAAAACAGTTCTTTCCGTCAATAGTTTTGTAAGTTGCTCTATAATATCCATCCTTGTCAATGCAATAGTCATCTACTTCTCTTATTCTACCATTTGGATATTTAGCAGATTTCTCAATTTTCATTCTGCCGAAGTTTGATATATAATATCCTTCAGTACCTGGAATCAACTTCCATTCTTCTGTTAAACTCTTCATATTAAAATGTTTAAGAGCGATTAAATTTTAGAGTTTCCAGCAATTAACTCTGTTTTCTGTTCCTTTATTTTTAAGGGCGGAACAGGGAGCTGAGAAAATGTGCAAAGCTTGATATTCAAGCAGTTAACCCCCATTGGTACCCTCTGTATTCATTCTGTCCCTTAATAGTACATTTGAATATGTTAGGCTGATCCATTGTGCCTATATACATTATGTCATATCTATAGGACATTGCTACACCACCTAGAGGGTGTAAAATCTTGTTCCTTACGGGATCATCATAATCACTTTGTTATCATACAGTTTTTTATCTGTATTTCTTATACTTTATCATTGTATAAGGTCAGCATACATTATTATCCTTAAAAAGGATATCGAACACTCTTGGTGAGATTATATTCTATAAATAGGTTCACTCACTATGCGTTACACTGACTCTAGTACTTTAACTCTAGAGTTTAGCACGGTATTGTCCACTCCTACCTGCAATAATATATCATATAGATTTGCAGGGATTTCTATAGTCTCTCTTATAAAAGTATCTCTATTAAAATTAAGTTTTAGCCATCTCCAAGTTTTACCTGAAACTATATTTCTGATAGTTATATGGCCAACTCTATAAAGTCTACTTATAAGTTTAACACTGAATCCATAATTTAATAATGTAGGAATAAGTAACACATGCTCCTCAGTAAGAGGAGATAATTTCATATAAGACTCTTTATTAGTGTCTAAATTATACTTAGATGTATATTGAGTATTATATTTTTCTGTACACCATTCAAGGTTTTCTACATTATTATTTCTTCTATTGAAATCCTTATGATTTACATCAGGAAGGTTCTCAGGATTGGGTAGAAAAGCTATAGCTACAAGTCTATGAGTCTTTATTGTTTTTCTATTCCCATTGTCATCCACAAGAGTATTTTGTAAATAATGGCTAGAGTCTTCAGTAGGAGTTATATATCTGTTTATAAACTCACTATAAATTCTACCATTTTTATAAATTCTGTAATGACTGTATCCTTTAATTTTTTTGTATTGTTCTGCCATAACATCTATTATTAGAATAATACTTAGAAGGAGTTTACCGTTTTTGCTCGATTTTCTTAATAGATTACTCTATTAAGCCGCCTTACTTAACGGATCTACATCAATTTTTACTCTAACACCATTAGGTGCTTTATATTCCACGAATTGAAAACCTGCTGATAGTGCATTAGAGTGAAGTCTTGATTGTGTTTTCTCTATAACCCCAGTGGAACTATTATCCAGTACAAACTGAGTCCAACCGGATACTACATTTAATACAGCTTTATGGAACTGTATTGCACCTCTTTCACCAGTTTTAATTAAGAAATATCTATCACCAAAATCTAGTTTGGATGCAGACAGCTCATAAAGAGCATCTTCAAGAAGTTTAAGAGAGAAGGTATTATAATACATAGTATTAGCTACCTCCATTTGCTCAAATAAACCTGCTCCTGTCTTTATCACATTACCAGATTTACCGAAATTCATATACTCCCCATTGGAATTCCTATTAGAAGTGCCGAATGCAAGAGCATTATTCTTGTATTCCGAGAACTGACACTCTACTTCATAATCAACATTATGCATCCACATATCAGTTGTACTCTTAACAAGCTTGCCTCCCTCTGTAGCCTTAGTGATAGGAATACCAACAGCTACCTTTTTGTTTAGCATAGAGCCAGGAACTTTGTGTTGAATCCTAATAGTAGTCCATTCATTTCTCATAGCTATGGGGCTAGTAAATCTTACCTAAATTTTGCATTAGCAGCTCTTTATCTGCTAAACTATATTTCTATAGCATTTTGGAGTACATCTTCCCCCTGTGCCCTACATGGTCTTTAGGGGGTGGACACTCTTGGAACAATTATACTGTCAGATAATTAACATGATATCTTTTAAATAAGGAATATATAGTGCTCTTGTTTACACCAAACTTTTCAGCTATATATTTTATGGTTTTACCTTCATTAAAAAGCTTGATAGCTTCCAAGCATTTGGACTCACTGAGTTTAAAGTGAGTTCCTTTCCCCTTCTTGTCTATACCATGCAATGAAAGGATTTTGGTAAAAGTATTATAACTGCAGTGGTAATTAGATAATATTTCCTTTAATTTTAAGGTATTATCTAGATACTCATTTATCATACTTTCCTGAGATTCTTTATCTTCCAAGATATTATATTTATTTCTTAAATCTACTCCTTTTTTAACTAGGTATTCTTTCAATCCTGTTGGAGAGCAGTCATATCTTTTCGATAGCTCTCTTAAAGAATATCCTGACTGATAGTCTTGGATTAATTCAAGAAGTTCTTGATAATTAATGTTAAGCTTATTACTTCTTATTTTCACATCAAGTGACTTTAATATCTTTACTATAGTTGCCTTATCTACTTTATATAAAGTAGCTATTTTATTACTGCTGAATCCTGATAAATAAAGCTCCTTGATCTCATCATAACTGCTATCTAACAGAAGTCTTCTATTCCCATCTCCTCCTATAGTCAAATTATATCCATTTTTGAATGAATCATATTTAGCTATATAGAAGATTTCCCTACTATTTAGGTCCGCTATGTCACATTCTTCAAGAATCTCAATACTAAAATTATCTACACCATACTTGTGAATAGCATTATGAAAGTAAGTATCATCTTTCTTATGCTGATGCTGTCTCCATCTGAATTCTAAAGTGTATCGTGTTTGTCCTATATAAGACTTTCCATTAACCTTATTGGTTATTTTATATATAATTCCTTTCATTGATAATTATCTTATCCTCATGTTCTACTCTCTACACTACTTATAGTATGTTAGCTATAAGTTAGCTCGGTATTTTACCACCGATTTTGCCCAATTTATTATGCAGCTATTAACTGCATGGTGACATAAGATAGTCTATCACCAACCTTACGGGATAGCTCACTCTCTACCGGAGCAAAATCTACAGAGAATCTTTCACCTGCTAACAGCCGTTCTGCAGGGCATCCTGCAGTATTGCTCCCCATAAGTTCTACCTTATACCAAGTATATTATCTCATAGGCTCTTTATCCTATGATTCTTATGATTTACCATCTCATAAGTTTGGAATAAATCTTCTTCCTAATATAGGAAGTGGACACTCGTGGAAGTGTTATATTCTATGTTTATATCCTTTAATTCCTCTTCTAATCTTTATACCATTACTCTTCAAGAACTTACTAATTTTATCTTTTTGAATATGATATCTCTTAACTAAATCTAATATAGACCAGCCAGAATTATATAGTTTAATTAATTCTTCCTTGTCTATATCTTCTATAGATTTTCCTTTTCTGGGATTATGGGAATTAAGGACTAAATCAGGATTTCCTATTCTATTAATTAAGTTATATACACTACATTTACTTATACCGAAATGGGAAGCTACCTCTATAGCTAGAGGCTTAAATTCCAATATATACTCTTCAAACTTTTTTATATCTATTGAGTCTTCTAATTTGTGAAGACTAAAATAATTAGAGTCTTGGCCTCCTAATGTAAGGTTATAACCATTATTATAAGAATCATAATAGTTTATCCAATATTTTTCTCTTTTACTTAACTCTTTTATAGGACACTCTTCAATCAGCTTTATATGAAACTTATCTCTACCATATTTATGAATGGCTCTTTTTATATACATATTCACTGATCTGTCTGTCTTGCTGTAACAACAATGACCATTAAACCTCTTGTTTAATGACTGAATAGTCTGCCCTACATATACTTTATCATTTACATCATTAAATATTAGATAAATCTTTCCTAATTTCATAGTTTCAACTTCTATTCTCTACAATACTCTTAACCTTTTAAAGTTAAAAGTTATCTCGGAATTATCCAATATTTTCGGAGGATTTTTCCGATTTTGCCCAATATTTATTAATGTATTACTACACTAAGCGGCATATAAGTTTACCGCATTACTTCCCTCAAATCTAGCATCTCCAAGAATCCTAAAGGGATAAACTTGATTTAAGTGGCCCACTATCACTTCTCCATCCGCAAACCAATCTTCAGGAAATACAAGATAAAAAGGAGTAGTACCTACTCCTACATTAGGACTTTCCGCGGTTATAGGAGTACCATTTTCATCTCTTGCCTCCACAAGAGGTATATTCCTTCGTGAGGAACCAATCACTTCCCAGTAATATTCAGAGTCATCCTCAAACTCCCTACAATGTGTTATTCTGCTAATATTTATAGGATTAGCAACTCTCTATATCTCTATAGAGTTCAGACTATATCATCATCTATTATTAGATGGGTCCTCTTTAGTCGTTGAACCTTCTCCAAAGATAGTGGAGCTTGGCTGCTGATTGTCCAATGATTTCTTTATTTCCCTAATCTTTTTCAACATCTTGTCTGAAATACTTTTTTCATTTAGAAGTTTTCCTATATAAGAATTAGCAACTCCTGTCTTTTCTTGTATCTCTACTGTATTAAATCCTTGTTTATGAAGTAATACAATAGATTTAAGTACTTCGGAATTTATTCTTTTTCTCTTTGGCTTTTTATAAGAAGATTCTATTCCATAGTACTCTTTATAAGTACTACTCCATCTTACTCCTCTGACTATTTCTCCAATAAGAGCATCTGAAACATTATATTTCCCTGCAATATCAGACTTATTTTTATTAGTCTCATATTCCTTATATATATTTATAACCTGCTCTTTTGTAAGTTTAGCTCTTGGATTATCTTCTTCTACTTTATACAGTCCATTTTCTTTAGCATGTCTTCTATTATATTCAGTAGTACACCATTCAAGATTATATACACTATTATTGTGTCTGTTCCCATCTTTATGATTTACTTCAGGAAGATTTCTTGGATTTGGTATAAACTGTATAGCAACAAGTCTATGCACTAATAAATTAATAAATTTTCCAAGTCTTCTATCCATAAGTCTTACTTTTGAATACCTTGTAGAATTGTCATATTTCAAATATGATTCTGTAAGAGTAGAATAGATTTTACCTGATTTACTTATCAGATAATCTTCATAGCCATTGATTTTAAAGAACTTCTCTTCATTCATAGTTTTCTATCTTAACTGAAATGAAATGTTATGATTGGGCAAGAAATCCTCTAAGGAATTTCCAGCAATTTAAGACCTTTTCATAAAAGAATCACTTCTATTATGCCGCTAAGGTATTAACGGGAAACTGATTTAAGAATGTATCCAATGTCTTACCCCTGTAATAGGCAAGAAGTTGAACCATTAAGTTCGTAGCTTTCTGAGGTGATAACTGAAAGATTGAACCTAGGTGATTGGCCTTGGTAAGGCCCTTCCAGTGCTGGAAGCCTACCATCTGAAATTTCCCTAATTTTCCAGCCATAAAATACTTTAATTATAAGTTAAATATATAAGTTTAATTGTTCTATTTTTTCCATTCTTCATATAAATCATCTATACCTAATTCTTCATAAGTTTTGCTTACATAATTTGTAGAAAAATCTGCAGATAATATAGTTGTGTCTGCAGTACCTACATTACAAAAGAGTACTAGAGCATCTTCTCCTGTCTCCAAAATATCTCTTACATTATCAATAGAGAATTTGTCAGTAATATACTTTCCTTGAGTATCGGAAGATTCCCGCAAGATAACACCTACTTGTATCATACTACTATAACTCAATACACATCCACTATTATCATCATTCCACTTCATTCTAGTGTTTGTTAAAGAACCAAATATTAGATCCATATTTAGTGGTAATATATATATATACCAGATGTAATAGTAGGAAGACTTGATAGGTCAATATCATTGGATGCTGGAATTATCTTTGCCTCAACTTCAGTATCACCATTATTATAAAATAAATAAACTCCAGGATAAGCATATCCACCTAATTGAGCCCATCCTTTAATTGTTGGATAGAGCACTGAGTCTCCAGTAAATGCAGACATTATAGATTCCAAGACGTATATACCTGATACCTCCTCTACTTTGCTAATATGTTTTATAACGACAATCCTATAGCTTTTGGGTGGAATCGGTACATTATAGGGAAGAGAGGGATTCTGTGCGTTTTCATAACACTTCATTAATTTAGAACCTAAATTATTAGTATTAGAAAACACCACATTAGATTTTACCTTCCTATTGGGAAGGTCATTTGGATTACCCTCCCATAATATTACTCTTTTAATTCTAGGCATATTATATAGTTATTTAAATATCTATTTCCCATCCTTTTCCTATAAAGGACTCCGGATCTTCATCTATTCCACTTACAAATCTAAGGTTTCCATCAGACGTTCTAGCTGTATTATTTAAGGTATGTTCCAATTCTTTAAGTCCTTTCTTAACTTCTTTCCTTACTTTGTTTTTTACTAGATTGTCTAGATTCTTAAATCCATCTGTGAGAGTAAAAATCAGACCAAGGTTCTTAAGGAACTCAGTTCTATTATCCATTTCATATTTTTGGATAGCAGTGAACAATTCTCCTGTATCAGGATCCTTATAGATAGGTTTACTAATTACATCAAACACTTTTTTTCTAGTGGCTTTATCTACTTGTATCTCTCCAAATACCTTATCATCCTCTAGAATAGACTTTTTAAGCTGTTCTGCCTGCTCTTTTCTTCTCTGTATTTCTCTTTTTTCCTCTTCCTGAGCCTCTTGAATCAAGCTATCATACTCATTCTGGAAGAACTCCTTATTACTGATAAGTGCTTCTTTAGCATCTTCAATATCAGTACCGGAATTAAAGGACTTTTTCACCTCTCTTAGAGCACGCTCTTTACTATATCCTCTGTTAATAAAGTCTTGATATATAAGTTGCTCTCTTAGCTTCTCTCCTTTTTCACTTTCATCAGCTAGATGACTATCTTGAAGAGAGTTAAGATAACCAAGAGTATTCTCATATCTCTTAATCTCCAGTGGTTCTACACCAGCATTCAGAGCCTCATCAATTCTTTTCTGCCTCTCATCAAATTGAGCAGTGATTTCATCTCTCATAGCTTTGGCAAAATCCTCAGCACTAGAGATATTAACTTCATCATCAAGGTTTTGGAAGATACCTTCTTCTCTAAGAGCTTTGGCAATGGAAGAGTAGAAGTTGTTTGTAGGAGAAGCACCTTTATCATTAGATAAGCCGGTATCTTCCTTATCCCTTGCATTATTCTCTTCACTACCTACGCTCTCTGACTCATCAGTAAATAAATTATCTACATTAACAGTCTCAGTAGTTTCTTTATCTTCTTCAGGAGATTCACTATTTGTGATCTCCTGTGTTTCTTGTTCTGAAAACAGATTCTCTATATCCTCTGTCTCCAGGATGTTATCTAAACTAAGTTCTTCCTCCATATTTCTCCTATTATTTAGTTATTAAACACAATACAAAGATATATACAAATTTTAAGGGTGACAACTTAATAAGAAAAATATTTATAATAGTATAAGGAAAACTAGTATTTAATATTATAAAATAGGGGTAGAATATTTATTATTCTACCCCATCTTGTTAATTTTCTTTGAAATAGTTCCATAATTTAGAGTCTTCTCTGTAGTCATCATCCTTAAACCAGAATATAATGGCTGATTCTATTATCTTCTGATCTATTCCATCCCCAAACCATGCTTTAAACAGTTCACAATAGTCATGATAATGAGAATTAATGGCTACATATACATCAGCATGAGTTATGGATTGTGATAGAATACCCCTATACCTTTCACATACCTCTTTAGCTTTAGTCATATCAAATTTTTCCCCAACATACTTTCGGCCATTTTCAGTATGGTACATATTAGATACTAGATATCTTGCATAAGATTCATTAAAGTGCTCATCTCCAGAATATCGGTCCTTCATGGCTTTCATCATCTCATACATGCTTTCTTCACTCATATCTTCAGACATTCTATTGAATTTATCAAAGAATCTTCGTTGTCCCCTGTTATCAGAGTGATACATTCTATCAGAATCATTAGGATACCTGTCATATCTACTCATATAGAAATCATCATACACTCTATCATCTCCATGATGTCTCTTATATGTATTTCTATCTTCTTTAGACATGAACTCCCTAAATTTATTCATAAATTCCTGCTCACTCATATTCCTGTCTATACCTTTGTTCTTCAGGTATTCCATTAACATAAGCTCATCCATATTTTCAATCTTTAGTGATTAACATTTCCTTGAAATTCTCCAAGTCTGACATGTTAAATACTAATCTTTTATCTGTAAGAGGAATATTAAGTTTAATATTTCCTCCTCCTATCTCCACATCTCCGATAAATGAAGTCTTGATAGTAAATGGTTGAGTAGTCATAAGATTATCCATCATTTCTGATAGTATACCTTCTATATCCACATTACCATTTTCATCAGCTATTAGGTCCAAAGCTTTAGTAATCTTACCAAAATTTTTATCCAATATCCTAGTAATTAGAGGTTTCGTGAAACTAATCATAGGATTAGTCCTAGACATAGAATCTAGTTGAGCACTTACGTAGGATTTAACTCTGTCAGTCAATTGTAACACAGTCATCATAATTACATATTTGATTTAATAAATTCTTCATAAGTCACTTCAGGGTGCTGTTTACTAAATTCCCTGAACTTCCTAAACATCTCCATTTCCCTATTAGTTTCATCAATAATCTTACTCTTAAGTCGTTTGACTGTTTTTAACTGATGAGATAATAGTTCCTTACCTTCTTGTGTACTTTCAATTCTACTCTTTACTAGATTAAGAATTTCAGCATTAACCATATTTTGAATCTTAGTATAAGTTTCTACATAATCATCATCCTGAAATAATCTACTCTTCTGCTCCTCTGTCATTGGTTCTACTTCTGCATCAATGTCATCCCATATTAACTTCTGAACAGGAACTGCCTGAGTAGTCTGTGGCTGAATCTGCTGCTTCATTTGCTTAGCAGCTTCTAGATTCTGCTTATATCTCTCTAGTAATTGTAATTGTTCATCTAAGCTATTTCCTATTACACTCCCTCCTAACAAGGGATCTCCTCCTAATATAACTTGATTTACCGGAATCATATCTTATAATTTTAAGATTAGTATTTTAAATAAGAGATCTCTTATCCCCTATTATTCATTACTCAGCTGTAGGAGTCGCTGTGGAAGCAGCACTGCGGCAGCAGCAATAGCTCCCAAAGCCTGTTACAGTAGGAGTATTAGGCAATACTACTTGACCTTCAATCATCTTGCAGGTTTTCCTGTCTGTATAATTAATACCAGCAGTAAATGCCTTATCAATCTCACATTGGATTAGCTTATCCTGATAGGGTCTAATAGCAGCATTAATAGCAACTTGGGCCTTTAGGTCAGATAGTTCCTTTAAAATAGCATCATCGGAATCCCTCTGAGATTTATAAAGGTTAAAAGCATCAGTATTATGTTCTGCCCTAAGTACGTCAAACCCATCTCTAGTACTTTTATATAAGCCAAAGTCTGCATCCACTTGGCCTTTCCAAACATTAAATAGCTCCGTATTTAGAGTTTGTCTATCTGCAAATCTCTGAGACTGCTGTGCAAGAGCCCAATCATAAAGACCTTTCTGCAAAGCTAAGGTATCCTCACACTCTTTTTCCCATGCTTGGAAAGCTGTAGGAGCCACATTATTACCACCTGCATAACCACAGGATGCTATAGCTATATTAGCTCCATCACCATTTGAGCCGACCCCTAGAAGTCCATTTCTCCTATTACCAAATAAGGCAGCACCACCAAGTACTGTACCAACAATACCTAATGCTAAGCCAGCATTAGCTCTTCCTATGACATTTCTACCATAACCATCATAGTAGCCATAACCATAAGGAACTTCCTTAACTTTCTCAACTTGCTTCTCTATAATTTCCATAATAGCAATTCTTGAATTTAGTTAACATTATTTATATTATTGTAAGCTTACATGGCACAAAGATAAGTTAAGTATGTAAGAATACCTATCATTACTAACCATATAAAATAAAAATTCCTGAGATATTAGTATATAACATCTTAGGAATCTATAAATTTATAACTCAATGCTAATGTAAAATTACTATCAAGAAGAGCATGATTTATCATGCTTAGAATATACTTCTATAATTCTCTTGTAGATGTAAGCAATTAAATATGCATCTACTTCATCATTGTCTCTTTGAGGACTATAACCTATATAGCTCCATATAGCATTCTTAATATGTTCAGCCTCATGGATAATACTGTCTCCTTTTTTAGAGTTGATTGCTACAAGTGATACACCATATCTAGTTTTGGTTATAGCCCTAGGCTCCGGCCCACCATCAAATAGATGCTCTACTTCTTCCCACTTATCAAATATAACTATAGTTAATTTGTAATCAAAGATCGGGATATTAATTTTTCTTTGCGTCACCATGATTTCCTCTCTTCCTTATTACTTTAGCAAACTTCATTATAGATATTATTAAGCAAGCTTTGATTTTCCTTATTCTTCTTGATGAAATAATCTAAATCTTTTCTAGACCAACTTAACTCTTTAAATTCAATTTCATGTTTTCCTCTAGGAAGTTTACCTTCCCTAACATAATTATCAAAGGTTGCTCTACTTATATTTAGATATCTACAGGAGGCATACCTACTTAATCTCTTCTCTTTATCAGTTAGTTCTTTTAAAGTATCAATTAACTTAATTGCCTCATCTTCTGTTATATTTGAATTACCTGCATCTATATCATCAATTATCTTTGCTAGTAGGTTTCTTATGATTTTTAACATATAGATATACAGTAAGAAATATGAATAAACATGTTACTATAGCATACATCTGCATTAATCTAAACGTATCTAATGGTATTCCTATGTATGCATCATATACACTTAATATATTAATCAATACTATATAATGAATAGGCATCCTATGATACTCACAAAATTTAAATACATAAGAAGATATATAGATGAATACATATAATATACCTAGTGCTATGTAATTTATTATAGTGCTACTTATCATATAATAATCTAATACAGTAGCTATCAAATAAAGCACTGCCAATAGAAAAGGCAGTGCTTTGATTAAGGCTATTTCAGCTTTATATAACTTACTTCTTAAGTTTCCCTCCATCACTATATCTCCTACTCTTTGACAAGCCTGCTACAATAGTGTTAGGCTTTCTCCTTCCTCTTGCTTTCTTTGCCATATCAAATAGGTTTAACTAAATTACATTCTTTTACCTCTACCTTTTTTCTTACCTCCACATTTCTTTGCCATAACATAAATATTAAAAGATTAAACAATTAAATAATTTCGATTGTAACTTCTTCTCCTTTAGCAATAGCAGCTTCTAGAATTTTAACTAAATTTAATTCATATCTAGTTGAGTTAAGTACTTTACCTGGTTCTCTATTTTCTCCTACAAGAATGCACCCAGAAGTATCTTTCGCCTCATTTCCTCTGTGGATTAATATACCTTCAAAAGAAGGGACATTTAATAATCTAGGAAGCTTTCTTCCGAATCTTGGAGATATGCTAACTACTACCTTATAAGTTCCAAATGGGATACATGTTTCTGAATTCACTTTAGATTCTCCATTATCAAACTTACCATTTTTATTCAAATCTCTATTCTCATCTTCAAGAGTATTAGAGAAGAACTCTCCGTTGATATATAGATTTCCTATCGTGTACCCTTTCTTAAAATATTTTCTTTCAAGCTTTAATTGCATCTTCTTCATCTATATGTGGAGCAACTTCACCTAGAATATCCCTAATCTGTTCCTCCGTATAAAACATTCTTTTAATACATCCATTATCAAGGCATGAATTATTGAGAAGCCTATGTATTACTCCATTTAATCTATATACCTCAATCCTATTATTCTCAGCTAAGTCAATGTAAAACTGAAGCTTTTTATTATTATCTTTTACAATACTCTCATAGAACTCAAGCGATTTCTTTAAATTTTCTATCTCATTAGAGTCCACTTCAGCATTGTATTTCTTTCTAGCAAAGAACCATGATGCCCAACCACTTACTACTGTTGAGACTAAACCAATACCTCCGGTAATTAGGATACCTACATCAATCATATTAATGTTGTTTTAGAATTTCTACAAACCTTTGTTTTTTATTCTCTATGTATGGGCTCCTCTCAACAACTTCTACTTCTACTATCTTATGCTTTTTTTGAAACCATCTGCCTATAAAACATTTCTTGGGTGGATTAATAGTCTCCTTCCTATAACTAGTTACAATATATTTCTCACTAATAAAACTTGGATTAACAATGATAGTATTAGGGTATCTAAGTCCTAAGCTCAGCTTATACCACTGATCTCCCAAAATAGTATCAATATTTAAAGAAGGACTACTAAAAATAGTATCCCTAAACATAATAGTATCTTTCTTCTGAGCCTCAGAAAGAAGGTACTGCATTTGTTTAAGGTTTTTATCTTTTATCTTAAGCTCCTCCTTTACATTATTCATCTTAATAAGAATAGAGTCATTATATTGTTTTAACTGCTCTACAGTTAATCTAAACATTATATTTTCATCCTTTAATGCTGAATTTTCAGCTATAAAGGCCTTTTGATTAGAGGAAACTATCTCTAATTCCTCCTTTAGATTTCTATTACTAGTGTATAATATATATGTGCTTGCCACCAAAATAGCTGCCAATGTAACTAAGCCTATTATTATATATTTTTTCATACTTTCATAGCTATATAACATGCAAATATATAATAAATAATCCTCTCATACAACTATATAAGAAGATTAT